ATGCCAGAATACAGCTATATGTGCGACAGCTGTCAGCACAAATGGAGTGTCTACTGCTCTATTAAAGAGTACAAAGAAAAGGTTCCATGTCCAGAATGTGCAAATGTGGAATCAGTCTACCGGGACTACGAAGAGGATAATATCTATGGCGCTTATAGCTACTCTGTATCTGAGGCTAAAACCTTAGGGCACTATGCTGACAAACAGAGTAAGAAATATGGTAAAGCTAAAGTAGAAGATATGATCAGAGGCCAGAAAACAAAGAAGACCCAAGGTGGTGGAGATCTGCCGACAGGTATGAGTAGAATAGATAAACCAAAAGAAAAAACGGCTTGGATTAAGGAATAATAATGACTATACATAGAATGGATGAAGCTGGAGATCCTAATGGAGATTCAACAGATGTCGAGGTATATACTGTACCATCAGCAGAGGACTTCAGGGACAATGAAGGATTTCCTAGGCTAAGTGACGATAAGGCGGCAAGCTCTCACGCTTATGCTAAAAAAGTTACTTTTGATACAGGTAATATTAGATTCTATGCTAAAACAGGAAAGCACGGAAAGTTCTTTAACCCTGTAGGGCTTTACTCAGAGGGTAATATGTCTAGAAGAATGAAAGGAATTTCAGAATGGATCTTTAGACCCGTCAGCGAAAAGGCCTTTCATCACTATATTAATTTTTTGAAAACAAACAATACAGCTTGGCTTAGTAATGCAGAAAGGGAAGTATAATGGGTAAACTATCTAAAGCAAAAAACCTTACTAATGTAGAAAAATTTTCTATCGACGGAATGGAACAGAATGGAATGAGTGTCGCTGACATTGCCAAGGCGATTGATAGAAGCATCGAAAAGGTATCGGAGTATATCGACACCAGAGATGTTAGTATCAAGGCAAGGGATCTAATCAACAACAGGACTCTTAGCGGAAAAGAAGGTGTGGCTATTATGACAGAAGCAGCATCTCAAAAATCTGATGAGTCTAACAAGGAAGTAGCGACACCTGAAACAACAGGAAAGTCAGACTATATCCATTACGGCTAAAGGACAAGCCATGGCAAATAGTAGGACGGAGAAGAGCCCATATCCTTCCAGATATTCTCCGGGAGGATGGGTCTCTGGCTCTCAGTATATAACAGAGCTGATCTGCGAAAAAAAGGCTCGCAGAGAAAATAAGGATCTTCCTAGAAAGTTCTGGGAGGACAAGGACTGGGAAAAATATTTTAAATACCAGATAACTCTTGCAAGCCAACTTATTAAAAAGTTTGGTGAAGAAGCAGTCATAGCAGCACTAAAGGACAACAGGTGCTGGTCTACGTACTCTTTAAGGTCTCCCTTTCTAGTTCCTGTAATTGAGGAAAAGAAAAAGGAAATATCTGACAACCGGCCAGAAGCCGAGTATAATATTAAAGACGAAGAAGAAGTTACTCATAGAAGTAGCAATAACAAGAAGTCAATAATTTCTAAGTTAAGGGATTTAGATGAATAAAGACATTATCAAAGAATATGGTAATGTCCTTCACGATCCCGCCTCAATAACAGAAAGACCTTTAGAAGTCTTGTCTGTAGGCCCAAAGCTAGACATAGCTCTCGGAGGAGGCGTGCCTGAAGGTTCATTATTTATTATGACTGGCCCAGAGAAGGTCGGCAAGACAGTAACAGCTCTGACTTTCTGTGCCAATGCGCAGAAGCATTATGAGAGGAAGATTTACTACGCGAACATAGAGGGAAGACTTAAGAAAAGAGACTTAGAAGGAATAACAGACCTTACATTAGACTCAGAAAAGATGCAAATTATTGGCTCAACAGAAGGAAACATTCTGTCTGCCGAAAAGTATCTGAGCATTATTGACAACATTGTTCATACTCAGCCGGGATCTCTAGCTATTGTGGACTCATTTTCTGCATTGTCAAGCGAATCTGAACTTACAGGAAACCTAGAAGATGTTCAAGTTATGAGCGTGCAAAAAGTTCTGGCTAAGTTCTGTAGAAGGATTTCTAACGTACTGCCCATCAATAGAGTCACTGTTGTTGGAATTACCCACCTGATGGCTAATATGAATAGGTTTGGGAGGGGGAAGACTAAAGTCGAAAAGTCAGGAAGCGCATTAAAATATCAGGTTGATGTAAAGCTTCATGCGAGCCACTCAACGGCTTTGATGCAAGGAGATACTCAGATAGGCCAGACTGTGCACTGGCAGATTACGACCTCAGCTATCGGGCCTCCGGGGCAGAAGGTAGAGAGCCATATTAGATATGGTAAAGGCATTTGGAAAGAAATGGAACTGACAGACTTGCTTATCGACTTCGGGCTCATCAGCAAAGCTGGAGCTTGGCTAAAGCTCCCTAATGGAGAAAAGATTCAAGGTAAAGTCAACTTGGCCAAATACTTAGAAGAGAACCCTGAGCAGTATGAGACATTTAGAAAAGAAGTGTTTGAAATGGTTGGTATGGAATGATGGATACAAAGTGCTCCCAAGCCTACGAATGCAAGATATTCATAGGTTCAAAAAACGAATACTTAAAACAATATTTCGATAGAAGCATATTGCTAGAATATATACAAGGCTTTCAGGACAACTACCATAAACTTATACCAGTGCGAGTAACAGGGACGGAATTTGTATGTGGGAGCAAGTATCAGGAGTCAGGTTGGGAAATAGCTGTTATAAACTACCCTAAGCTAGACCTTTGCATAGAAGAAATCGAATATTTCTGCGAACAACTAACGGAGTATCTTACAGACCGTCTAAGGCAAAAGAGAGTCACCCTCATGACTCCAAGCATTAGCACTATGTATTACACTCCGTTATGCTTTCCACAGTCGGCAAGTAGTAAGGCTGCCTCGCCTTAACTAAGGCTGTGCGACAACTTAATGAGGTACTTAGATGAAGATACGTGATCTGAATAATGATATTCACAAATGGAATCTGCAGGGGTATGTTGTTCGTGCAAATGAACAGCGTCCCCGATCTAAGTTACATCTTGCCGCAAGAAACATATTGATAGAAATGTTTCCCACTGTTCAGATATTAGAAGAGGTTCTAATTCCAATAACTCGCAACGAAAGAGGTTATCTGGATTTTTACATCAATACGCTTAAGCTTGCTGTAGAGGTTCATGGGCAGCAGCACTATAAATTCAATTCACTATTCCATACATCTGCCCAAGATTTTGCAAATCAACGAAAAAAAGACCGGCGAAAGCAGGAGTGGTGTGAGTATAATAATATAACGTATCTTGAGTTACCTTATAATGAAGGCATTGAGGAATGGAAAACGCGAATAGTCCAAAGGAACGACTAGAGCAAGTAGATAAAGTCTTAGACGAATATGAGTCAGGGCTTGGACTTGTGGGCTACGCCGGAGACTTTCACGACCAGACTGTGAAGTCATACATGAAAATGGAGAGAGTGCAAATGGAAAAGCTTACGGTAGAGGAATGCGCTGAAGCAGCACTTCTACTGGGTGGGTTTTCATTCTATCTTCAAAGGTCTTACAATAGAGAAATTGCTAGAGTTAATTGGGCCTCCTCCAACTTAAAAAAAATGATAGCCGGAAGAGAGCGCCAGTACAATGGATCATGGGACAGTCAATACTACCAAGCGGTAAAAGACGACAGCTATGCGATTAAGCTAGAAAGCATAAAGACATACGCTCAACAAAGGGCTGATAGGCTTACCTACCTAGCAAGCTCCATCAAAAATCTAAGTGACCTATATATAAACTTACAGAGAGCAAAGATAAATAAACATGGTTGATAAAAAAGAATTACTCAAACTTCTTTCTGAGCTTTCTCCTGAGGAACTTGAGTCCATAATGCCTAAGAAAAAACGTAGGCGGGGCAAGGGTAAGAGAAAAAAGAACCGATCTGCGAATAAGCCCAGTGCTTCTGAAGAGAATAAATTTGACGACATGCTGTCTAGCATACGATTTACAGATGAGGAGAAAAGAGAGCTTGAAGAAGCTACTAAGGTAGATGATGAGGCTGATCAAACGAAATCAGTCTCTGCTCGTCCTGCTGCCTCTACGGTAGAAGTTACTTGCTGCGCCTGTAATAAAAAGTTTATCGTATCGCCATCTGTGGTATTTTCTGTAGACAGATGGAAATGTAACGCTTGTATAACAGGGAGATAATATGCTTAACGATCTACCAGCAGAAAGAGCTGTCCTAGCAGGAATATACCGATATGGGGCAGAGACATATTATGATGTCGCAGACATAATAGATGAGTCCTCTTTTACAGACGATTCAAATGCTGTAATATTTTCCTGTATGAAGCGTGTCCTAGAAACAGATGACACTGTCTCCCTAGATATCCCTACGATGCTTTCCGCAGCAAAGGAAATGGGTTTAGAGACTTTCTTCAACACTCAGGAAGTGCAGCACTTATCTTCTATTACTAAGTATCCAGTCTTAGCAACTAACGTCAGGAAGTTTGCTGCTAAGGTCAAGAAGCTTGAGATAGCAAGGATGATGTATGACCAGCTTGAGCTAACAAAAGAGAAGTATCTCGAAATAAAAGGAGACGAGCCCATAGCAAAAATACTTGGGCTAGCTGAAGACTCAATTATGGAAGTCACAGGTATGGTCTCAGGAACAGATGAAGCTCCAACGCAGATGTTTGACAACATTGTTGAATATTTAGAAGAGCTCTCTGAGGAGCCTGTTGATCAGATAGGGATCTCTACTGGATTCCCAAGGTATGACTTTGCTATCGGAGGAGGTCTTAGACGCGGCACGGTCAATGTGATTGGAGCTCGACCTAAAACCGGTAAGACATTGCTAGCAGACAACATGGGGGTACATATAGCTAAGCAAGGTGTTCCTGTGCTGAATCTTGATACTGAAATGAGGAAAGAAGACCATCAGCACAGACTGATGGCTATGCTAACAGACGTTCCTATCAGCGAGATAGAAACAGGTGCTTTTTCTCGAAGTCCTATAGCTAAGAGGAAGGTAGAACAAGCTGCGAAAGAAATAACAGATATACCGTATTACTACAAATCTATTGGAGGCTGCTCATTTGAAGAGCAACTATCAATCGTAAGAAGATGGCTGAACAGAGTTGTAGGTCTTAACGACAAGGGAAAGGCTAACGACTGTGTGATTATATATGATTATCTGAAGCTTATGGACTCCGCTGAGATTAAAGGAGATATGAAAGAATTTCAGGTTCTTGGCTTTATGATGACAGCTCTCCATAATCTATCATTAAAATATGAGATACCTATACTTTCCTTTGTACAATTAAACAGAGACGGCATAAACAAGGAGTCAACAGATACTGCCTCTGGCTCAGATAGAATCATATGGCTGTGTTCTAACTTTACGATATATAAGAGTAAGTCAGATGAAGAAGTAGCTAAGGACGGTCTTGAGAACGGAAATAGGAAGCTTGTCCCCGTAATCGCTAGACATGGACAAGGACTTGAAGACAGAGATTATATTAACATAATGCTTAAAGGAAACTGCGGTAAGATAACAGAAGGCAAAACTGCTTTTGAACTTGATAGTGCCGTAAGTGCTGTAGAAGAAGGTGATTTCTTTGATGAACCAGAAGACGACATCCCGTTCAAGTAGTGGATATGATTATTCTAAGATTAATGCTCTTTGCAAATATGCAATGCAATATCTAGATGAGATATACTCGTACTTTGGAATATCCGCTGCCTACAAAAATGAGGTGCTGGTTAAGTCTGTTTGCCCTATTCATGGTGGAGACAATGATACCGCCCTTAACATGTACTACAATGGGGATTATAAAATACACTACAAGTGCAGAACCCACCAGTGCGAAGAGATTTTTGGGAACGGATTCATAGGCTTTATAAAGGGCTGTATATCTAGAACTAAATATGGCTGGGAAAAAGAAGGCGACAAGGAGGCGACATTTAAAGAAGCTGTAAATTTTTTAACAGGCTTCCTAAATCAAGACCTAAGCAAGTTTGAATCCTCTAGTAAGAGTGTAGAGAAGATGAAGTTTGGAGCTATGGTCAATGCCATTTCTTCAGATGCCCCAAAAAAGAGTGGGATTACTAGAGAGCTGTACCGATCTAGGGTTCAAGTGCCTTGTGAGTATTATGTCAAGAGAGGGTTCTCGTCACAAGTGCTCGACGAGTATGATGTTGGCTATTGTGATAATCCAAATAAACCTATGTTCGGAAGAGCAGTGGTTCCTATATATGACAACAACCATGAGTTTATCGTAGGATGCACAGGTAGGAGCGTGTTTGAGAAGTGTCCAAAGTGTTCAGGCTATCATGATCCTACTAAAAAATGTCATCATTCTCCGAAATGGCTTCACAGCAAAGGATTTCAGAAGCAAAAATGGCTGTATAATTATTGGACAGCTAAGGAGCATATATCCAAAACGGGCGTTGCGATTCTAGTTGAATCTCCCGGAAATGTTTGGAGACTTGCTGAAGCTGGCATAAGGAATGTAGTTGCGATTTTTGGAACAGCATTTAACAACGACCAAAAGAACTTACTAGATGAATCTGGAGCGCTGTCTCTGATATGCCTTATGGATAACGATGAGGCTGGCAAGAAGGCAGCAAAGAAGATTGAAGAGCAATGCTCTAGGCTCTATAGAATATATTTCCCTAGCTTTGATGCTTCGGATATTGCAGAACTTAATGTTGACAAGGTTACGTCTGACATTAAACCTTTTATTGAAAACGCCATGAATATTTATAAGGAGATCTAAATGACTTACAGAGAAAGTGCTATTGAGTTTCTATGGAGAAGCGCACTAACTGACCAATCAAAAGCACTCGCATCGCTACAGCTTCTGCTGGATCACGGTACAGGTATCGGAGACCATTCAACAGAAGACCTGCACTCAAATCTTGAGGATGCGTTATCTACGCTTGCTGACGCTGAGGATAGACTTGAGACTTTAAATAAATACTTCCGTCCGCCAGAGGGCGAAGAGCAACAGTCAGAGGAGGTATAACTATGACTCAAATTCTAGGCTTTGCCGGCAAAAAACAAAGCGGCAAAAATACTTTATGTAACTATATAGTAGCTATGAAGCTGGCTGAGCTTGGAATATGCTCTGAGTCTAGACTGTCAACTTCCGGAGACATAGAGATTACAGATGTATTCGGGGAGAAAAAGAAAGGTGTAGAGTGGATTCCGTTTTCTCAGGAAAACATGAATGTAGAACTACTAAGGACAGAGCATCTGGATAAGTATGTGAAAATTTATGGCCTTGCAGATACACTCAAGGATATGTGTGTTAATATTTTAGGGCTCTCTCACGATCAAGCATACGGTACAGATGAGGATAAAAACTCAAACTCTACCATCAAATGGGAGGATATTCCTACTTGGGAAAACAGCAGCCTAAATAAAAACAGGGGCTTTATGACCGCTAGGGAAGTGCTCCAGTATGTGGGTACGGATATATTTAGAAAGCTAGATCCAGACGTGTGGATAAAAAGTCTATTGAGAAAAATAGAAAAAGACTCTCCTGAGCTTGCTCTTATATGCGATGTTAGATTTGAGAATGAAGTCTTGCACCTTAAAGATGCTGGGGCTACTGTAATTGGTCTCACAAAAGATAAGTTCAAGGGTCAGGATGTACACTCTAGTGAAGCGTTAGTGCAGGATGCTCTTGATAATTGCTCCTTCCTTATTCAGAACGAAGATATGACAATACAGCAGCAGTGCCTCAAGCTTTATGAGATACTATCTGACAGAACCAATCTCCTTCCGAAGGTCTTATAAATGTCAATACCTATAGTCTACTTTAGAAGTAGCTCTTTCAACTCACACAGAATGTGTCCTATGCAATATTACATGGAATATACTCTTGGTTGGAGAGGGTCATCTGGAAAGAAAGCTGACAAAGGAACTATTGTTCATAAGGTTCTTGAGTTGTGCGCACTTGCAAAGAAAGCCTTGCAAGATGGTCATGAAATTTTTAAAGATAATGAGATTGGTGAGATAGAAACTGCTAACTATGATACAGAATATCTAGATGAAATTATTGATAGGGTATACGAATATTATACATCTAGAACTACACATCATGACTGGAAGCCATTAGACCTAAAGCATTGCCGAAAATGGGTTTGGAAAATATTCAATGACGACGACGGATTCTTTGATCCTAAGAACAGAACAGTTGTAGAAGCAGAACCACACTTTGACTTTGAAGTAGATGAAGAATGGGCAGAATATAGTTATACCTTAGATGATGGTACCGTCTTGGAGGGGAAGCTAGCGCTAAAGGGAACAATAGACCTTATAACAGATGTGGGAGACGGAGTCTATGAGATAATAGACTGGAAGACTGGCCGCAGACTTGACTGGGCTACAGGAAAAGAAAAGACGATGGCAAAGTTGCAGAAAGATCCACAGCTAAGGATGTATCATCTAGCATGCAAAAAGCTTTACCCAGATGTAGAAACATTTTTAGTAACTATCCACTTCATGAATGACGGCGGTCCTTTTACACTCCATTTTCAAGATAGCGATATACCTGAGACATTAGAGATGATAAGGGCAAAATTTGAGACAATTAAAGACACTAACTTTCCTCAACAAATAAAGTCATGGAAATGCAGCAAGCTTTGTTCTGCGGGAAAAACCACATACGAAGGAACAGATGTCAAAGTCATGGGCAACATGTTTGGAGCTCCGCTAACAAAGTGCCAGCAGACAGAAGCTATGATAAAAGAGAACGGAATAGAGTGGGTGACAAGTAACTGTATGTCCCCAGAACATGAAATAGGTAAGTATAAAGCTCCCGGAGAAGTATGATGTACGCAACAGAGATTAGTCGAGGAAGGAAGCTGCTAATACCTAAAAGCAACATACAGGCAGAACAGTTTATTCAGAAGGAAGCAGCGTTCTTTATGTCCTGTGTTAATGCTTATATAAGGGAGCTACTAGAGTGGATAAACATATCTGACTTTGAAGTTACTGGCATAACTGATCATGGAGAAGTGTACCTAAGAGAAGAAGATAACGGTTTCTTTGTTGGGCCAAACGGAGGGTTCTTCGCACCAATAACAAAGAGAAAGAATGGAGAGCCGTTTGCGAAACCAAAGTGGAGTGATACACAGCTAAAGGCGATGTTTTGTAATGTATTTAATGAGACGCATACTCATGATTCTTGCGCGTCTTGGAAATTAAATATTATTGCTAACGGTGCTAATAAGATAAAGTCCTCTATAAAGCGATTCAAAAAGAGGGGCGACTCATATGCTGATTATATCAAAGACATGAAACCGCCTGTTATAACCAACCCTACTATCTGCCACAAAAAGGCTTTAGCAAAGATTAAAGATGATGCCTTAGTAATAAGAGGGGCTAACAAACAGGAGGTCAAGATAAAAGACTTTTTTATACCCTACAAAAAGTATACAAAAGTTCATAAGAAGACATTTGGAGGAAACTTAGTTTTATCGAAAAAGAAAAATAGTAAGCATAACGAATACACTATAATGATCAAGTGCAAAAAGCATTTCTATTCTCCTTTAGGATGGATAGGTATGGACATAAACAAATACAACCCTGAGTGGCTTGCCATAGCGGAAGATGCCAAAGATGGTTTCTACAACATACTTCCTAAGCCTGATAATATTGATAAGATAGAAAAGATTAGAGATGACATAGACAAGATGATCGACAACAAGGAAAGATCATCAGGATCGACTAAGAGAAGAGCAAGATTAAGAAAAGCAAAAGATAGGGCTGTATCAGCGTATAGAAGAGAAATCAAAAAGTTTTTACTCCCGATGTTAGACTTCGTACAGTTATGTCGATTTGGACTTTGCTTAGACGGTGTTGCTACAAAAGGAAGAAGCTTTGGTCAGCAAGAAATAAATTCTATACTTGAGAAAGAATGTATAAAGAGAAACATTCCCTTTGCTATGACAAATCCTAGAATGACTACTAGGTCTTGTTATTATTGCGAAGAGAATAATCCTAGGCCTAAAACCTCTGGGCCAGATGCGGGAGTCTACATTTGTGGAAACCCTCTTTGTCCTAAGTTTGAGTCTAGGGAAATTCCCCATGTAAATGCCGCTAGAAACATAGCAAGGCAGGGTAAGAAACGCTTTCTAGAGTCGGCGGTAGAAGAGGGTATAGCTAGCCCTGCTTAAGGCTCTACGATAACATAAATAGCTACTAGCCTTTCTACTGTCGGGCATATAGTTAAGTGGGCGACCAGCTTAAACTGAGGCAGTACGTAATTCTTATTGGTCGCTTTTAAAAGGATGTATAATGATAAAGCTAGACTTCACAGAAGAGATGGTGAAAAGTGCTAGAGAAAAAGCACAATCTCTCGGGGCCATAAATAACTCTATACTCAAGGGCGGTGGAAATGTTGCCGGATACCTTGGAGAGGAGGCTCTTGCTCCGTTTATCGGCGCTGAAATAGTCAGTAACAATAGAGGTCTAGATAAGTACAATCATGACCTACTCCTACAAGATGGTCACAGAATAGAGGTTAAAACAAAAAGGAGGACTGTCGCGCCAAAACCTTACTACGACGTATCTGTTGCCAAAACAAGCAAGCACCAACAGCCAGACATATATGCTTTTATTAGTATAGAATTTCAAAGGGCTAGCTCAGGGCATCCTAAACAATATTTCGGACTAAAGAACATCTGGCTATGTGGATTTATGGGCGCACACGACTACTGGGATATGGCAAAACTGTGGAAAAGTGGACAAATTGACAAAAGAAATAACTTCAAAACTCATGTTGACATGTATAATTTAGAGATAGCGGATTTACACAAAGACTTGTCAGGAATACTTGTATGAAATACGTACCTTTACACGTGCATAGCGAATACTCATTACTAGACGGATTATCTAAAACATCAGATATTTACAGTCGTCTAGAACAAATAGAAACAGATGCATGTGCCCTAACCGATCATGGAAGCGTCAGTGGCGCTGTTGATTTTCATAAGACTATATCCAAGGGATACAAACCTATTCTTGGGTGTGAGCTTTATCTTTCCACGCAGAGTGCAAAAATAAAAGAGCCCGACAATTCTAAGCTTATGCATCAAGTTGTTCTTGCTAAAGACCTAGAAGGATGGAAAAAGCTTCTAGCTCTTGTTTCTCAAAGTAATCGACCAGATAATTTCTACTACAAACCTAGAATAGGTCTCGATGAGTTCTTGCAGAGCTGCGCATCTGATTACTCCTTAGTATCATTCAGTGGTCATTTGGGATCTAGACTTGGGAATTTATGCTTGAACAATGCTGACTGGAGAAGAGATGCCGCAAGAGAGGCAGAGAGGATGCAGGAGTCTTTTGGCAAGGGAAACTTTTTTATAGAGATCCAGCTTATAGACTCGCTAATAAATAAAGAAGCAAAAGAAGTTGCAGAGAAGTTAAGAGAGATAGCTAATATAACTAGGATACCTACTGTTGCCACCCCCGATGCACACTATTGCAGAAGAGAAGATGCTCATGACCAAAGGGTCCTTTTGTGTACTGCCCTTAGGAAAAGCATAGGTGAGATACAGAGGGAAATAAAGCAGGGCAAGTCAGCAGCTATGGAAACCTTCTTTAAGTCTGACAACTACCATATTCCTACATATGAAGAAATGAAAGAGCACCATACAGATGAAGAGTTAGATAATACTCTAGCTATAGCCGATATGTGTTCTAGCTATGAAATATTAGGGCCTCCTAACCCTCCTGAATTTAAATGCCCTGACGGAATGTCTCCTAATGATTATCTCCGGGCCTTATGCAGAGATGGTTGGCGCACAAAAATGGCTCATGTAACAAAAGGTGATGAGCTTTTCTTAGGCTATGGGCAGCGGGTAGATAAAGAGATAGATATTTTTACTGAGACCAATCTCTCTAGCTACTTCTTGATAGTGCGAGATATCGTCGAAGAAGCTACAAAAAGGGGATACCTAACAGGGCCGGGAAGAGGAAGTGCAGCAGGATGCATGGTATCATACCTCATGGACATAACACAGATAGATCCATTAAGATATGATCTTATTTTTGAGAGATTCTACAATGCCGGACGTAATGCCGGAGGAAGAGTGTCAATGCCTGATATTGACATTGATGTTCCAAAGCAGTCTAGGTCAGAAATAATTGAGTACATCAAAGAACAATATGGCAAAGATAATGTAGCTCAGATTATTACATTTCAGACACTTAAAGGAAGGGCGGCTCTAAAGAGAGTAATGGCAGCAAGAGGCAATATAAGCTTTGACGAGCAGAACGCTATTACCTCACACATTATTGATGAAGCCAAGATTTCTGATGAACTACAGGATATGAGAGATGAGCTAGGAACTGCCTCGGTTATATCTTGGGCTTTAGAGAACAAGTCTGACAGTCTAAGAGAGTGGTGTGAGGTCGGTGAAGACGGGTCTTTAAATGGTAAGCTCTCTAAAATATTTGAACAAGCGATACGCCTTGAAGGCACTAAGATTATTCAGTCTAAGCATGCTGCTGGCGTTGTAGTCTCTCCTCAAAGAATATATGATGTATGTCCTATGGTCATAGATAGAGAAGAGAAGGGTATGCTAGCTGGCTTCGAAGGTCCTAGCTGCGAAGATGTTGGTCTTCTAAAGTTAGACATACTAGGAATCAAAATGCTAGATAAAATTATGGATGTCTCGGAAATTCTAAAAGTATAATAATAAGAGGAGATAATTATGAATAACAGATGGATTATTGTTTTTGACTGGGAAACAGATGGCCCAGATCCAACTACCTGCAACCCTGTCGAGTTAGCTGCCGTTCCGGTAGACCCTAGAACATTAGAAGTAAAGACAGATCAGGCATTTAAGGCAGTTATTAAACCTGATGGTATAGACACAGAAGAATATTTCACAAAGTCCCGACAGGATACTATAGCTTGGCACGCTAAGCAAAGAGGAGTTTCCTCAGAAGAGATTGTAGAAGATTGGAAGTCAGGACAGTCCGAAAAGGTTGTGTGGAAAAACTTTTGTAACTACTGCTCAAAGTATCATGTTGACAAAAAGCCCGGACAATGGTTTACCGAACCCGTCCCTTCAGGCTACAACATAATTAACTTTGATATTCCTATAGCAAGAAGATTGGCAAAAAAATACAAGACAAAACTTCCATTCTCAGAAGTATCTAAGATAGACATGATGGATATACTGTTTATGTGGTTTGAGAATCTAGACGAACCAAGCAGCATGAAGTTAGATGCATTTAGAAAATTCTTTGGAATGAAAGCTATACAAGCGCACGAGGCATTGTCTGATACGATTGATGAAGCAGAGCTAATGGTTAAGTTTATAAAATTTCATCGAAGACAAGCTAGCGTAGGTAAGTTCAAAGGGGCATTTGCAAAATGAAAGTAGGTTTTACTTGCTCATCTTTCGATCTGCTGCATGCTGGTCATATACTAATGCTCAAAGATTGTAAGGATTACTGTGACCATTTGGTTGTTGGTTTGCAGACAGACCCTACGATTGACAGAAAAGACAAGAACAAACCTATACAAAGTTTCTTTGAAAGATTTATACAGCTAGAGGCAGTATCTCATATTGACGAGATATGTGTATATGAGACAGAAGAAGAACTTAAGCAACTTATAAACTATATAAACCCTGACATTAGATTCATTGGCATAGATTGGTATGGTAAAGAGTTTACCGACTGCAGAAGTGCAAGGCTTAAAAAATATGAAATGCACTATAATCCGAGATATGGATACTCTACAAGCAAACTAAGAAAAGACATATACAAAGCAGAGAAGAAGAGAAAAAATGCGTAGTTTTGATTGTGGGTGCGAGTTCGAAGAGCGCGGTGATGGTATAGTATTTGATTGCGATATTACCAAACTTCCATTAGATTGCAACGCGACTTGGGACTTAATATGCGAAGGTAATACAAAGGGTGTTTTTCAACTAGAGTCTCAGCTAGGAAGATCCCTAGCAAAACAAGCCAAACCCAGAAACATAAGCGAGCTCTCTGACCTTATCGCCATCATGAGGCCCGGTTGTCTTGAGGCTATTGTCAAAGGCAAAAGCCTAACGATGCACTATATAGATAGAAAGAAACATGTAGACCACGTTGAGTACTTCCATGAATCCTTGAGACCTATTCTTGAGAGCACTTATGGAATCCTTGTGTACCAAGAACAGGCGATTCTCATTGCTACGGAGATTGCCGGATTTGACCTACAGGAAGCCGACATTCTTCGTAAGGCCATTGGTAAGAAGAAAACAGATGTTATGGCTAAGGTGAAAAAGTCTTTCTTGCAAAAGGCTGAGAAGAGGGGTATTGTCACGAAAGAAGAGGCTGAGGAAATCTTTTCGTGGATTGAGAAGTCGCAGAGATACTCTTTTAATAAGTCTCACTCTGTTAGCTATGCTTATAATGCTTACCTGACAGCGTATGCAAAAGCTCATTTCCCTAGAGAGTTCTTTACCTCTTATCTAAAACATGCGGTAGGCAAGCCTGATACTTTCTTGGAAGTTCAGGAGCTAGTTAACAATGCCAAGGTCATGGGTATAAATGTTATGCCTCCTAGTATTATAAACATGAACGAAGAGTTTGGATTAATAAATAACAACCCTACTTATGGTATGACTAACGTTAAAGGAGTCGGCTCCTCTGTCTTTACTAAAATGAAAAAGGACATGGAGGAGCTTGGGATAAACCCTGCGGAGTGCGACTGGAACTGCTTCTTGCTTTGTGTATCCCCTACTGTGAATAAGAAAGCTTTTGAGGCACTCATACTGGCAGGATGTTTTGACTGCTTTAAGATGCCTAGAACACAGATGATGCATGAATTTTCTATAATAAAAGAACTTTCCAAGAGAGAAAAGACTTGGCTTAGATCTTACGCTTTAGAAAAAGACGGGATTACTGTTAGCGAATGCTTAGAAGACATGATAGACGCTTCTATGAACAAAGATAAAAATAGACCTATCTTTAGAAAAGACCGTGCCCCTGTCGTGCAAGACTTAATAAATTCATACAGCAATCCGGGCTATTCGCTCACTGATTCTTTTTCATGGCTAGCGAAGCAAGAAAATGATTATCTTGGAATATCTCTGACATGTAATAAGGTTGATGAGTATAACACCGATATGTCAAACTGCTCATGCAAGGAGTTTGTAAATGGTTTTGAGAGTACCCATGGAATAGTTCTGGCTGTGCAGATAGAGAGAGTGAGAGAGTGGAAGATAAAGAACGGTCGTGCTAAAGGTCAGAAAATGGCATTTGTCACTGCTAGTGATTCCAGCTGCTCAATAGATAATATAACTGTCTTCTCTGACGAATGGGCAAAGTATAAAAAGCTAATATATGAAGGCAACACTGTGCTACTCAGAGGGTCACGGGACAAAGGAAGAGGCGGTTTTTTATTGAAAAGAGCCGAACAACTAAGAAGTTAGATTGAAAACTACGCTATAATAAGGTATAAGATGGATCAGCTTATAGAAGAAAATATGGGACTTGTTGTTTCTGTTGTTAATTCTTTTAAACCAAAGAACGCTACAGAGAGGGATGACTATACCCAAGCGGGACGGATAGGCCTATGGAAAGCCATAGCAAAGTATCAAGTTGAAAAGGGAGCAGCTCTATCAACGTATGCATGGAATCCAATCAGGTGGGAAATTATAAAAGAGATAAAGTCTCTAAAGAAGGGCCGATACCTTACACTGTCTTCGGAGCCCGATGGTTATAATTCTAAGGAATCATTTTGGGAGATATGCCCAAGCAATATATCCGACGAAGAATGCCATTTGTTAGAGCTTAGAAGAATGGGATATAAGCTAGATGAGGTATGTCAGATAATAGGCAGAAGCAAATCGTATGTCAAAAAAACGATATACGGAGCCATTCATAAAATAAGGGAATCAAATGAACAATAGAAAGAAGAGGGTTCTAGTACTCTCAGAATCTCATCACTTAGCTTCCGGGTTTGGAACTTATGGCAAAGAGGTTATTAGTCGCCTTGTAGATACAGGGAAGTATGATATTGCGGAGTTCGCGTGCTTTGGTCACCCAGCACATTCCCATTCGGTTCCTTGGGATTATTATGGTAATATGCCAATGAGTGCAGACGAAGAAAAGCAATATAACACAAGTCCTATAAACTCTTTTGGATACTGGAAATTCGACCTTACATGCTTGCACTTTAAACCAGATATCGTAATATCTTATAGAGATCCTTGGATGGATAAATGGTTGTCTCTACATCCGTATAGAGATTATTTTCACTGGGCTTGGATGCCGACCGTAGACTCTGCCCCTCAAAGACGAGAGTGGTTAGATATATTTGAAGGCTGCGATGCTATATTTACATACTCAGAGTTTGGAACAAAGACCCTTTTGGATCAAACCAATGGAAAAATAAATGTTATTGGCTGTGCGTCTCCCGGCATAGATCCTAATCTATTCAAGCCAGTTGAAGACAAGAAGCAACTAAAGGCAGAGCTAGGGCTACCTGAAGACTGTTTCATAGTCGGAACAGTAATGAGGAATCAAAAAAGAAAACTCTTCATAGAGCTTATCAAATCTTTTAGAATATTTCTTGACAATGCTCCAAAAGAAATAGCCGAAAAAACATACTTGTATCTGCACACTAGCTATCCAGAAAAAAGCGGCTGGGACATAGGTGGAGCGCTAGTAGAGATGGGAGTCGCATCACGAACATTTGTAACATACTGCTGTAGAAATTGTGGCGAATGGTTTACTACCAAGTTTAGAGATGCTATAACAACGTGCAAGTATTGTGGGGCAAGATCTGCGTATATGCCACATGTAAGTCACGGATTAGATGTTCCAGACCTAATAAAAGTCTACAACTTATTTGACATATATGTTCAGTATGCTATCTGCGAAGGCTTTGGGATGCCGCAAGTGGAAGCTGCCGCATGTGGTGTTCCTGTCGCTGCGCCTAACTACAGCGCAATGGAAGATGTTGTAAGACACACTAAGGGAATACCTATAGATATAGCCTGCAAGTTTAGAGAGATGGATACGGGAGCAGACAGGATTTATCCCTGCAACAAGCATCTAGCTAAAATACTGGAAGACTTCTTCTCGTCTAGCGAGGAGGAAAGAAATAAGAAGAGTGTCGAGGCAAGAGAAGGCGCAATCAAAAGATATAATTGGGACGACACAGCTAAGGTATGGGAGAAGTACTTGGATAGTTATACGCCTACTGGACTTCAAGGAGAGTGGGGATCTCCTCCAAGATTCAAAACCCCTGTTGAGCAAATTCCAGACTTGCCTAACAACACTGACCTTACCAGATGGCTTTTGGCAAACGTGGAGCAATCTGAAGATAAAGTATTCTCAAAGCAGTCGGCAGATTTTTCTGCTGCTTTAAACTTTGGTGCAATGCTGCAGGGAGGACTAGAGCCTATGGACAGAGAGAAGCTTATAAATATAGCTAAGTCAAATGCTCAAGCTTATAATAAAGCAGAGAATATAAGAGTCTCCAATGTCGAAATACCAGTGCCTAATTTCTACAGAAAGGCTGAAGCGAACAAATGAGAAAAAGTATTTTAACAATAAGTCCATATTCAGAAATTTCTGAGATTGGAAGAAAATCGGTAACCGTTTGTTCTAATATACACTCGATAGATTCTGTTAGAGCCGTTCATAAGAACGCTATTGATCCTACATTAGGTCAGAATCCTAAGATTCTTATTATGAATAACTCAGCTGCAAAAAAATATGACCTGTGCGTGCAGCATGTGATGCCGCATCTAATAGCAAAGGTAGACATTCCCACGTTTTCTTTTTACGAGCCGAATTCTTATGGTAACCAGTCTTTTGATTCTTGGCTCCAGTGTACCGATAGCATAGTAGTCAGATCAGAAGAGCAAAAAAAAGCACTTTCAGAAAGAGTGCGACAAAGAGCAATCGTGATACCTCCATCTATAGATCATGGAGCTAAGATTGGCTATAAGCAAGTGCTTGATGAATTCACATTCTTTGTGCCAAATGGTAAGTATAACGGCAACAACGCAGACGTGCTTATGGCATACCTTATGGAGTTTGGGCAAGAAGAGTCTGTTAGGTTAGGCATTATGTCAGCCAACCCGCAGGCAACTATAGACGAAATACATGCTTTGAAAACAGGTATGTGTCTTTACGCTAAGGACTTATTTCCGGAAATTAAGATATACACAGACATAGCTACAATGATGAACGAGGGCTGTTGCTGTATAGATGTTGTTTCATCTCTATCTTATCAGCCAACTACTCTTCTTAGCATGGCTCAAGGGAGTCCTTCTATCATGCTCAAAAACTCGTGTCTCGCAGAGTGGATGCCAGAAGAACTCTACTACCCCGTAGAAAGCTACAGAGATGTCTGTAAATTCACGGAAAATAGACCAATAGAAATCCAGCCTGCGCGATGTGAGATACACTATCCCATAGTGAAAAGCATAAGACAACAGATGAGAAAAGCATACGAAGATAGACTAGGCTTCCTAAGCAAGCAAAAGAAAATTAGAAAATCTTTGTTAGATATTTTTGGACAGGAAAAATTTGAAAAAGAGTTTAAGGAAAAAATATGTTCGTAGTAAAAAATCTTATAGACTCAGGACAGACAACAAAGAAAGTAGCAATTTTTTGTTCTACCAACCAAGAGTATGTCGCACCAATCTCAGAATGTGATATTAAATCATATATAATGAGGCATGATCAGTGGCCTCTTAGCGTAGAGCAATTTTCATCAAATATGAGGATCGTACAGACGAAAGACGCTGTAGACTCGTCTATTGACTGCGTTATCTGCGTAGGCATGGCTGATAACTACGACCATGCAGTAGCATATGCAAAGAAAAACTGTGTGCCTCTTGTATTGGTCAGGGAGACAAGCGATAAAACATACGCTATATATCCATATTCTACAAACGTCAACAGAAGAGAGCATATCTCACCGGATGTCTTAGTTGACATTATTGAATCCGGAGAATCTGAACTGGATGATAATAATATGGTGGTTACAATCCCTCCTGTAAAATCCAAGCTACAGGTGCTGACAAAAAGAGCTTATGAAAAGATTACTATAAATACAAACATACCTAAAGAGGTCTTTACTCATTATCGGTCAATGTTAGCCGGCCTTAATGTGCAACCGCATGACAGGAAGTCTCCAAGCAGTTCTGACATATACATAGAGACTTGGGTTGGGGATATTATAATGCCATTAAGATGTATGAGTGCTGGATCTATCGTTATGCTCCCCGACTCTCAAGAAGCTCGCAGAATAGTAGAACACGAGAAAAATGGTTTTATATATACTGACTTTCAGGACATGAGGGCTAATATGATTAAGATTCTTCAAGGAAAAGGTGAAGGAACTCTTCAGGAGGTTTCAGAAAATGCTCGTGAATCAGCACCACAGTTCTTCTGCTCCGAAGAAGAATTCGTGTCCAGATGGGAGACTATAATAAACTTACTATGTTCAACAAAATCTAAGTTAGGTAATATACTATGAAAGCTATTATTTTTTCTTCGGCAAAGAAGCCGATACTCCCCGGAATCAAAGGGAATGTAACGCAGTTAGACTTAAGTGAGATAGACAAAATAAAGAGAAGCTCGCTGACAGAGCTTGAATGCTTCGACGTACTAGAGTCTTCTGAAGACGACAATATACTCGACAGCCTTATGTCGAAACTGAGAACAGGAGGTATGCTTAAGCTAAAAGGAACAGATGCTCGTCAAGTGTGCAAGGTCTTTGATAGGGGTCATATAGGAGAAGCAGAGCTAACCGATCTGTTAATAAACAATAAAATAAGAGCCGTAAGTGTAGCAGACATCTTACAAAAAGTTTCTAATAACAAAGAGATGTCAATAGCATTTGCCGGAGTTTCAGGAACGGGATATGTTGTAGAGGTAAAGAGAAACTGATGAATCAAATAAGTCAGATACATACCACTTGTAGAGATTGCAGATTTGCTGTGTATGAAGGTAATACTCAGGAATCATGTTCTATAGACAGGATAGATAAGCTCAGGCAAAATGGGGCTGAAATCCTTGAGGTTTACGACGGAACAGAGAAAGAGTTCTTTGTAATCAATGATAAAATATGCGTATTTCACAGAGAAAAGGGTTGGCGTCCAGACTTAACAGACGAAGAGGTAGTGATAGAAATAGAAAGCGCTACAAAGATACCTTATCAATGGATCATAGTTGAAGAGGATAATCTATACTCACAAGAAATAATGAGAGAGAACATACAGACTCTTTCAAAAGAGTTTAATCCTCCTGCCATTTTAGACTTTGTTATAAGGAGATTTGACCGGACAGGTGAACAAATAAGTGACTCAATAACATGGATCGAAGATACTATGCAAGAACATGGTCTAAGCTGCGTCTGGAGAGTTCAGGCCGTGCTAGACGAAGAGCTAGACTCAAGAAATTGTATTGACATGTGCGTCGATTTGCATGACAAGAAAGATGCCACAATGGCATACATATGTTTTACAAGCGACTTTGTGATACCTGATGGGATTACTGAAGAGTTACACAAATCTATAAATGACTATAACAAGAAGCCCATATTCGCGGAGCCAGTTGAAGGCATAAACGGACTATTGATGAACAGGATAATGCATAGAAAGCACACAGGAAATGCATTCAATGTAAATATAGAAGATAAGCTAAGAGAATTTGAAGACGGTATAGAAAACTTTTCCTACAAAATTACAGAGCTATGCCCGAGCTTGAAACAGTAATAATTGCGCACGGAGAATTACTCAAGCCCGGACAGAAGCATAAGAAAGTAGTTGCTTGGTACAATGTTCCTCCTTCAGAAACTTTTATTGCTGACACCTTTAAGAAGGCCATTGGCAATGATATCTTTGGCATTATATCAAGCCCATATAGGTTTGCAGATGAGAATAGTCTAAGCATAATACTAAAAATTTTTAACAGCGACCCAAACAAGGTAGCAATGGTGCAAGCAGAAGAGTCTAGTCCGTCATCTCCTATGCTTTTTATAAACATGAGGTTGATACCTAGTCAAGGTTTTAATCTAAAGAACTTTGGATCTTTCTGTCAAGAAAAAGGATATACCACATTCAATGTTGCTGGACTTTTTACAAAATGATTAAGAACAACAAAAAGATGACTGTCATAATACCTGCCGCAGGAGCAGGCAGAAGGATGAAGTCATATGGCCCTAAGTGCTTAATAGACTTAACTCCGAACCAAACGATACTGGATAGGCAGTTAGAGATAATAAACAATACATTTAAAAGAACGGAAATAATATTGGTATGCGGTTTTGAGTCAGAAAAAGTTATACAGAAGGCTCCTGAAGAATGCATAAAGGTAGAAAACGAGCTATACGAAGATACAAATGTAGCTAGAAGTGTAGCTATGGCTCTAAGGGCAACAACTGCAAAAGATATCTTGATAGTAAATGGAGATCTGGTATTTTCTAGAGAAATACTAAAGCACATCGACTACTCATCGTCATGCACCATCTGCTCTAAAGATCCTGAAAGAGAAAGTGAAGTTGGGTGCATTATAGACCAACAAGGAAACCTATCTCATATAATGTATGACTTAGAAAAAAAGTGGAGTCAGATAGTATACTTGAAAGGAAAAGAACTCATCCTATTCAAAAAGCATATATGGGACACTAGATATAGAAAATATTTTATGTTTGAGATAATAAACAAAGTAATAGAAACCGGAGGAGCAATTAAATGCAGAGAAGTCTTCGGTGAAAAAATAATTGATGTAGACAACTCAAAAGACCTTGTAAGGGCAAAGGAGATTGTATGAGATTTGTAATTGATAAGAGCTTATCAGAATGGAATAAATTAGCCACTACTTTTGGGAGCTGTGGGATAGAGATAGTAATTTGGGAACCGGACAAGGTTTCAGAGATTGATATGTTTGATAGAATGAAGCCAGATATATTGTTTTACTCTCAGAATGCAGATGCCTCTGTGTTTAGCTATGCTACGCAAGGAACAAATGTAAAAACAGTCATGTTAGGCCGATATAAAAAAATGGATACTAAGCTTTACTCTCCTAGTCTAGTAGTAGGAGATACCTCTGTGGAAGAAGTTCCTTTAATAAAGCATCAGAGATATTTACCTGCTATCGTCGGACCAAAAGAAGGAAGATACAGAAAAGAACTGGAATGTGACTTAGCTTGCTTCACAGATGAGTTTATAGGCATACCCGAGGAGAACCTACAAAACCTTTTGATGGTACTAATGAAACATAAGTGCCGGATGTTTGGACTTTTGAAGGTTAATGTCCCTAACTACCTAGGTGTAGTTTCAGATGAGATGAAATCAGATATAGTTGCCTCGGCAAAATTTTACCTTGATCCTCAGGCCAAGTCTTGGGGTGAAGCAGTGATATCCGGAGGCATGCCTCTGGTAATGAGTAGCGAACAGTTGAAAGTGCCTACATTTTCAAACTTGAACGAACTAGATTCGTACTTAACAGAGAACAAAAAGAAAAAGCATACTAGGCTTAATAAGATAGAAAAGAATTTGCTATTTAAGAATAGGAACTTTTCAGATCTCGCTATAGAGATATCCAATTTCTTTGGGATCAAAAACCTTACTAATGCTCTAGTTAACAGCAGGAGAAGTGCAATATGATTGGAATAATAAAAGAATCGTTCACAATTGAAGAGTTGTCCAAAATAGACGATATCTCGTCACGCAACGATGTGATACTATTTACAGATACCAGAATGCCCGCTAATGATTTCCGAAATATAGCTACGACGAGTGTTTCAAGAAGCTTTGAGTTTGAGGGAACTTTAATATCAACCTGCTACAGAAGTACTGAGTACCTTCTTAATAACCGTAGCGCAAAGCGTAAGATCTTTTATGCTAGCGACTTAGAATGGACCAAACATGACAATCTGTCTTATAGTAAACCACTAGGAATTTACAACTCCGAAGAAATTGAAGTTCTGGCATCTAGTCAAGATGTCTATGATATGATTAAGACCTTCTTCAAAAAACCTAAGGGAGTAATGGAAGATTGGGATTTAGCACAAGTATCTAAGGATATATAATATGTACAACGAACTTTCAGAAAAAGAAAAGAAAAAGATAATCAAGAAAAAATACTTGGGCGAGCTAATGAGCTTTGCTGAGATAGCAGAACTTATGCAGACATACCCTAACAGGGTCAGGAGAGATGCAAAGAAGTTCGGTATAAGAATAAGAAGTCGAAGTGAATCTGCAAAGATAGCTTTAGACAAGGGACGCTCAAAGCATCCTACTAAGGGAAAGAAAAGAGACAGCACGACCAAGAAGAAAATAAGCGAGAGCCAAGGCAAGGTCTGGGATGGTCTAAGCACCGAGGAAAGGCAAAAGAGATCTAGGATAGGAAGGGAGTCTTGGAACAAAAAGACAGACCAAGAAAAGAACGACCTTATCCAAAAAGGGTCTGCCGCTATCAGGGAATCTGCTAGGACCGGAACTAAACTTGAGAGGTTTTTACTGGAAGAGCTGACAGAGAGAAAATACGATGTACAATTTCATAGAGAGCATGTACTTAAGAACTCTAGGCTTGAAATAGACTTATTTGTTAAACAGCTTAGAACAGCTATAGAGATAGATGGTCCTTCTCACTTCAGGCCGGTGTGGGGAGAAAAAAATCTTTTGCGAAACAAGAAATCGGACAAGCAAAAAACTGGACTTATACTAAGTCAAGGATTTGTTTTAATAAGAGTAAAACAGGATAAGAGGACATCTCAAAGATATTTCAGAGAAGTCCTTGATTCTATTTTAAGTATTTTATCGGACATAAAGAAACAATTCCCAGTAGAAGGAAAGAGGTATATAGAAGTATGAAGAAGAGTGAATTTGAAGACATGGTAGAACCTGTAGAAGATTCCAAGGATCTTTCCGAAGATGTTGAAGCAGAGGAGATCATAGGGTCTGAAAATCCAAACTGGAGCGAGTATGTTCTTGACCAAATGGATGACAGCGAGCTAAAAGACGGCAACCCAACAGTGGATGGCTTAAGACGAGTCACAGAGAGAATCTATGGTGAAATAATCCAGTCCACAAGTGATATAGTTAACTATGATGCGAGTCGTGGCGTTTGTGCGGTAAAGCATACTTTGGCGATCCAAAAATACTCTACGGACGCTATAATAACTATAGATGGATGTGTCGATGTAAAATTTCAAAATATCCCATACCCTTTCAATCAACATCTGGTGGCTACTGCAGATACTAGAGCTGAAGGTAAGGCGCTTAGGAGAGCTTTGAAGCTTCGTGTTGTAACGGCAGAAGAGATGCAAGACACCTCAGCAGACGATGTCTTAGCATCAGAAGAAGACATAACCGATCAGCAGATATTGGCAATTAATCAAATGTGTAAAAGGCTAGATATCAGCTTGGTAGATCTTGTTAAATCAACTTCTGCTAAAACAAAGTCCATCAGAGAAATAAGTAACCTCCAAGGCCGGATGCTGTTAAGTACTTTATCAGATTACCAAAGAAGCTCAGCATCTATTCCTGATAACGTTAAGGGTTACAACACAGAGTGGAGAGAAAGTTTTGATACCGGAGGTAAAAAATGAAAGCTAGCATAAAGACAACAACAGACCTTTCCTTTCAAGTAGAAGCCGAAACAGAAGAAGAACTATTCAAGCAAGTTGCTCGTGTTCAGGAGATATTCCAGCACAAGTCATGCGGAAAGTGTTCTTCGCCTAATGTCAGGTTTGTTTGCCGTCATGATAGTTCAGAGAATGATTGGCTAGAAGTCGTGTGCCAAGAGTGCAGGGCAAAGTTAATTTTTGGAAGAACTAAAAAGGGCGGTCAAATATATCCAAAGATCAAATGGGATCAGTTGTCCGAAAAACAAAAAGAGCAGAGAGCTAATGAAAAGGGATATGCTGACAAAAATCGAGGATATTTGCCTGATAAAGGCTGGTTCATATACAGGCCTATCGCTTCGTAGAGCCTATATCAGATAGCTTTTAAAAACTAAGGGGGTTTCATACCCCCTTTTTTATTTCAAGACCCTGCACATATAAGAAGGGAACTGTTCTAAAGTGATTCCTTCCATAACCATGTCAAGAGTTTGTATTCTCTCGTTGACAGCTCTGATGACCGAAGAGCCCCAAGCCCCATAGGAAACATGATAGTCATGCCCCATGATGTAGCCTCCAGCCTTAACCTTCTTAAGGGCAAGATCAATTTCTATCGAGACGCAATCATAGTGATGGTCTGAGTCCAGATAGACCCAGTCTAGAGAGTTGTCTCTGAGAGGAGCTAAGAAATCGCTTCCGTATCCACGGAACATTTCCACCTGACCAGAAAGTATCTCGTCTCTAAATAATGAGGACACGTCTTCTAAATAGTTTCCATACTCATTGACAGCATAAGGTCTGCTTCCCCACTCTTCTCCATTAGGACACTTTTCGGTCCATATGTCTACTAGAGAAAGTTTGTGTGGCTTACAACAGGCTAAAAGAGTTATAGCGTTTAATCCCTTGCAGACACCGATCTCTACTCCTATGCCATTATTTGGCACTGAGGAAAACATGTACTCTCTACTATCAAACTCCTCTATCCTTATCAATACTTGAATCTCCTGAATATATAGTTATCGGCTGCAAATATCAGATTCTTAACTTCTTGGTCATACTCTTGACATTCTATAAGATCGGTATTGTTAACTCTTACATTGCCGAAATCCCTGATCGCCCTCTCATCAAATACCTCTATCCTCGGCAAAAAGTTTAACGCATCGATGAAGTCTTCTACTAGATTCTCGTACTTGCCTATAAATGATATTTCATAATGATCGCCAAAGTAATATTTAGATAGAGAATATAAAGACTCTCCTACACCTAACACATTACGAACAAACTTATTTATGTCATGCATTTCCCAACTCGGGTTTACCTTAGTGAGTGCATTGAACTTAAAAAGAGATTTATACCAGTCGAACGGATTTCTTATAAATGAAAATGAAAAGCCACTATAGTTCTGGTAATAATAGCCGGTATGCCCACCTCTAATATCTAGCTCGGGATTACACAATTCATATTTGACCCCAGACTTACACAACGCTTGCCGGCACCATGTGCCTCCAGTTTTTGGTAGATGTAGGTATCTAGAGTGCGAGAATGGTAAAAGCAGGCTAGGCATGTAAGAGCTTAAGTGTCTTTTTTCTTAGAGAAGAATGGAAATAATTTATTTAGAAATTTCTTTCTTCCTCCACACCCACATCCTCCAGTGTTGAATACTCGCTCTATTCTTTCGGGGGTAACTCCAAACTTGGACAGTACGCTCTCAATAGCATCTCCAAGTCCTCCATTCTCTTCAGTTAGATCTTCGACAGTGACGCCCTCGTCATTAAGTGCACCTACTAACTTATCAGCCAATTCATCATCTGAAAGCTTATCTATCTCTTCTGACATTTAATCACCTTTATAACCAAAAATTTTATTCAGCCATTCTTTTCTTTTATTACAACCACAGTCCTTGAGTCCTGAGACTTTCTGCATTATTTCTGTAGTTATTCCAAATTTTGATAAAACTCTTTCTATCTTGTCACCAAGACCGTCGCTGACAACTATGTTATCATCTTCATCTAAGTCTATTCCTTCATTCTTCAGATTCCTTATAGCTTTATCTACGGTAGCTTTCGCAATGCTAAGATCCTTCTTTTCTTCCTGTCTTGCTAAACCTTCCTCTGAATGGTCTGGGCGAAAAAGATCTAAATAAAAATCTCTATTGTGTTGATCTGACTTACACTGATGACGTATGCCCTCACTTACATGCTGCTGATATACTGGACAATAACCTGCTATATCACAAGTACACTCCGTGTGCTCTCTATTCTGCATATTCTCGCTCATAAATAATCCCTTCCTCTGGATATAATACCATCTTCTTCGAGCTCTTTGCTATGTTCCCAGCCTGAATACCATTACTCTCTACAAATATTGTAGCGCTAGAGGCAGAAAAAAGGTCCGACTTAAACGAGCTAACATTTTTGTTATGATCTCTTCCTGATAAACCATCTCTATCTACCCTAGTATTAGAGGGGTACATAAAAAGCTCACCATATCTAACCCCTTTATCTCTTAGCCACTTTTCAGTTATTTCCCGATATTTCTCTAATCTACCGGTTACGAGCCCTTTTGCTTCAAATAAACTCGGCGTCATCTGAGGTATATTATCTACAGAGCTTATATACTCTATGTACTTCTCACCATCATCACATAACTCGGGAGGAACATCTGGGCATAATATTCCATCTATATCTAATAAGCAATTTTTCATTACCGAACAGTTAAAAAAACACCATTCATAAAAACAACTAGCAGTTATTATCTCTGCAAAAATATCTAAATCAGCTGCCTTTCTTTCACTAGCATAAACAGCACTATAAATATATTTACCTTTTGGTAAGATTTTCTTTGCTGCTCTTAGAGCCGAGCCTTTCCATATAGTATCATCTATAACAAGGATATTCCCTTCTCTTGGCTCATATGAACACATACGAACACCGCCTGAGAAAGATCTTCCATTGCATTTCACAACCTTGCCTTCACTCAGCGTGTATAGAGGTATTGATAGGAAAGTAGATATCACAGATGCGGGAAGCATTCCGGATCTTGGGATTCCGATAACTCCAGATATGTTATACTTAGAGAGTTGTGGAATTATTTTTTCTATGCATGCTTGAACCAAGTCTTTGGTCTTAAAAAACTTCCTGTGTGTCCGAGTTATTTTTCGTGCCGAATCCCTTCTTTTTCTTCTGTTGTATTCGTTTTTTATATGACCCCTCTCATAGGCACTCGCATTCTGACATATAGCAAGCTCACAATCAGTTTTTATCTCATACTGATGAGTATCGCAATATCCGATAGAATCACATCTGCAAGAGTGAATAGGTTCAGGATCGTCCATTATTAGCACCCAGCAGGAGGCTTTGGTGTTGCAATAACCCTCATACTTACATTGCCTGTACAGGGAGAAGTATCATCATCAACAGCTCCCCTACAGCAGTCACAGTGCCATAGCTCATTGTGAATTTCAAAGACAACCTTCCAGTTATCTGCATTTCCGGAACCGCACTCTGCTGATACCATTGGCCAAGTAAAAATATTATCTCCTTGAGGTGAACATTCGTTTGGAGGAATGTAATACTCAGAATAAGCGTCAATAACAGGGCATGTGCAGAAGTCGCCATCCTCCCAGTGTGCTCCGGGAGGTGGATTGTGCCTAGCAGACCAAGAGAACCTTAGCTGATATCGACAACCGTGACATTCATCACTGAAAGAAGCCGCTTGAGCTGCAGAACTATACAGATCGCAACAAGCCAGACTTATTAGTATCTCTTCTCCGCTACCTCCAGCGCAGGTGCCAGTTATTCCGGCACTTCCGGGAGCGCATAAAGTAATAGGAGCATAACTTCCACCCCCATCAGGAGTAGCCCACTTTTCATGCGGCCACTCAAGAAGGCTTTTTCTGAAGTCTTGATGAACATTAACTGTAGCTGACGGGTCATCACAACCTATGGCTGTAGGATCATAGCAGGGCGTGCCCCCAACATTTTTTGTAGTCCCATATGGGGCGTTAGCGTTTTGCAGAGCTATACCAGCGGCTCTATCTAACTCTATAACTGTCCCATTAAGGTTCTGACAAGTACCGCCAAGGTCTTGGAAAGTAAGACAGATATTCCCAGTAGGAGGACACGGACAACAGTGCGCTGGACACGAGTTCAAGCCAACTGGCAATCCGGTTGAGCAAACTTGGCAACAATAGCAACAAGTATCGCCTGAGCCACTCGCATAAGGGCTGCCATATCCCGGCCCTATCTGTATTGTCTTCTTTGGAGTTCCAGTTCTATCTGCTGACATTTATAAATCCTATATAATCCTACATACTATACTTATATTATATACGCTATAAGCGACAAAAGGTTACAAATTAACCACATCCGGGATTAGCACAATCACAGAATCCACCATCATTAGTTATTCCTTTGAACAAGCCACAGTCACTGAAGTTTAGAGTGACATAGTTAATTGACAGTTTATCACCCGTGCAGCATACATCTCTAACGACTGTTATTCCAGTTGAAGTTCCTCCAGCACAGAAAGGATCAAGCTCAATATCTATTCCACATGCGTCACCTGCAGTTGCAGTAGCCTTGATGCCACAACCAAAGTTGAAATCCTCTATAGGTCTAGAGAAGTTTCCTGAGCAGGCTGTTACGTTGAAATATGTTCCGATATTTTGCACGCAAGCATTTGTTCCATTTTTGACAAATGCTATACCCGGACCTGCACCTATCGTTCGTATATCTTGATTGACGCTGGGCGCTGACAATGCAGTGAACGCACCGCATGCTAGCTTTCCGTTATACTCTAAAGGTATTGCATCTAAGAAATAATCACAGCTTCCTGATGCAGTAAACTTAACACCATTTCTAGCAAAAATATTCCTAAAATGATTATGCTGGGCATTAGTAGGAGAACTGGTTGGATCTCCGCAGCCGTCTTCACTAGGGACATTAGCAAGGCCCATGTAAATATCAACAGATGCGGTGCCATCAGCAGAAACCTCACCTATCCTTAAACCTGTCCTGAAATCAACGCAACTAACACCTTCGCATGATGTTATCGCTCCTGCAGGTGTACATGCCGCTGTGTCTTTAATTGGTGTGCATGAGTGAATTGTAAACTCACATGCTTTCGCAGCGTTAGCCGCACCTTCGTCAATGACGCTCATGCCACTACCAAAGTTCAACTTGGAGAAGAACTTGTAATCAAAGTCATCGTCTGGACTGCAATAGCTAGCGGTAGACTTAATATAGTGATCAGCAGAAATACCGTACTCACATTTGCCACCAGCTATTTCATGAAGGCGAAGGCCTGTTCCGGCAACAAGTGTCCTGAAGTAAGTTCCTCCAAGACTGAGGTCTGCTGGTCTAGATACAGTAGGTGTCCATCCGCAATATGCCTCGTCTCTTATAAACCTTTCAGTGTGAATATTGTACTCGCAGTTACTGCCTCTTAGTATGAATCCAGTGCCGAGTGTAAGCTGATCGAAGTGAACAGGACCATCAACACTTCTGGTGTTGTTACAATGCTGGGTAGAGTCTATTAATCTTCTGGCATTAACTATTGTTGTCTTAAAATCTGGAGCAGCTCTATATATTCTTAATCCAGTTCCATAGGTTGTGCACTCAGTATCGCTACATGCATTTATAGGGGCCTCACTAGGAGTGCTCGGAGGCGTATATCCGCAGTATCCTGAGCCTCTAGTTTGATGGACTGAGCCACTTCCGCTTCCACCTGAACCACAGGCAAATATATGATACTCACAATCTCCTCCGGTTACGCCTATACCCTCTCCAAAGAATAGGTGCGTGAATGGTTGCTTATTGATACTAGTGCTTGTATCCTCGCACGTTGTATCTGTAGATGTTATATACTGAGGTGCAGCTATCTCGTAATTACAATTGCCAAGATCTGTGACTGCAATACCCGTGCTAAACTTCAGATCCTTAAAGAACTTTTTACCAGCTATAGAAGCTAGACCACAGTTGGCGCCATGACTAATAGTTCTGTCAGAGTCAATTGTGAACAAGCAGTCCGAGCCTTCAGATATGACAAGCCCAGAACCAAATTCTAGCGTCTTAAAGAACTCAGCGTTGGTTTCGGTATAACAAGTAGCATCAGAGTGTTTAATCGAGTGATTAGCATCAATTCTATACGTGCAATTCGATTCTGCTTTTAAGTTCAGACCAGAACCTAAATTCAATGTATTAAAGTGAGCTTCAGCAACCGCTGATTCACCGCATGTACTTGTCTTCTTAATCTTTCTATATGCAGAGATATTAAATTCGCAGTTAGAGGCTGAATCAACCTTTATACCAGAACTAAAATTAAGTGTTCTAAACTGAGTCTCAGCAACCGCTGGCACACCGCAATCAGCAGTTTTCTTAATCTTAAAGTCGGCATCTATAAAGTACGTGCAGTCTCCAGCATCTTGCACTCTGAGTCCGCTTCTTGCCTTCAATGTCTTAAAGAATGCGTCAGATATGGTAGTTGGCTGGTTACAAGAAGTAATATCGGTAATATAGTGATTTGCATTTACTCGGTACTGACAGTTACCCATATCCTGCAGATAAAGACCTGTACCAAAGTCCAGCCTATTAAAGAACTCGTATGAGCCTACTTTATGATTGCTCTGGCAAAGATTAGTATCTTTTACATAATGATCTGCTTCTATTGAAAAATCTTTACAGTCACCTTCCGTAAAAGCATTGAGCTTGAGCCCTTTATCAAAGGCTAGGTTTCTGAATAAATTTCTGCCGTTTACAGAAGGGTTATAGTTGCAATAACCAGAATCTTCAACGGTTACATTTAACCCTATAACAAAGTCGCAGTCCGAAGCATCAGAGACCTTAATACCACTTGTGAACTTAAGATCTTGGAAGAATTTCTTATCTACTTCAACACCATCGGATTCGCAAGGATCTGCAGATATAGTCCTATCAGAATCTATGTTGAATGCACAAGTACCCGTGCTGTCAATTGTAAGGCCGGAACGGAATATTAGCCTGTCAAATATAGAAGCGGCACTGCTGCCTCCTGCACAAACTCCAGAATCTTCTATCCACATTGGAGATGTTATTTCAAAGTCACAAGCATTCTCATTTGCCTGAACAACCAGACCAGTGCTGAACTTAAGGTGTCTAAAGAACTTATCGCTTACCGTGTCTCCACTGCAATATGGTGCTGCGCTAATATTATGGTCTGCATGGAATGTATAATTACAATCTCCAGTATTTTTCAGATAAAGACCTGTTCCCGCAACGATAGTCCTAAAGAAGTTTTCATTAGGATAACTCGAAGTCCTTCCACAATAGTCATCTCCTCTGACAAATCTTTCTGCACTTATTTCATAACCGCAATCAGATCCACCACTCTCAACTATAAGCCCACTCTTAAACGACAAATCAGTGAACACCGCATTAGTTACTAAATCCCTTCCGGGAGGACAAGGATGAAGGTCTGATATTTTGAAGTCTGCATCTATTGATGCTACACAGTCTTCCAACTCAAGCTTAAGACCTGTACCTACGACAATATCATCAAAGAAAGAAAACTCTCCCGTGCCATCATCGCCACATGGAGACGACGCTATCTCGTGCTGGGCATCAATCGTGAAGACGCAGCCATCTCCACTCACAGATAGACCAGAACCAAATTTTAGCTCAGTAAAGAACTCGTTAGATACAAGGTCGCCGTTTCCGGTATTGGTGCAGTATCCCTCATCTGACACAGTATGGTCAGCATGAATTGTCGGATTGCAACTATCTGATCCTGAGGCTGTGCCGACGTATAACCCACTTCCAAAAGTCAGACATTCAAAAACATGACAGTCGGAAGACCCCGTCCCGTTACCTACTCCGCAATACCCCTCGCTAGCAACTTTATAAGGTCTGGCGTGAACAGATATAGACTGAGTGCAAGACTCCCCTGTCTCTCCTGTATATACATTAAGACCCGAGCCAAAGTCTATATGAGTGTACTTAACACTCGGAACCCCTGCTCCCTCTCCGGCTTTTATCTCCGCATAGCCAAGCTGATCTTCGGCAACCGCATCATCACATTGACCGCCAGTTAGACTACTAGCTGTGCTTATAACAGAAACTCGCGCGACTCCACAGTCACCACCGCCCTCTTCAGAGGCGCCACCCGCAAGACCAAACCCAAACTCTATAGACTGGGCTGCAGATGAGCCTTCACCAGAGCATACGGTAATATCTATACCTGCCAAGGTTGATATATTGAATTCAGTTTCACAATCAGTCTCTGATATAGTGAAACCTGTACCAAAAGTTAAATGAGTATATGGGAAACATATATCTGTATCTATCAGTCCGCTTTCAAATTCCTCTCTTTCAGCTCCAGTCAGTCCTGTCGGTATACAAGGTTCCACAGAAGAAGACAAGGTTAGGTCGCTATTAATCCTGAGCGCAAACATAAAATCGCCAGTATTTGTACCTGTCTGACACATGGTTCCGCTTTTTATGTCGTCCGACGCAGGAAAGCCATCTTTAGGTATCTTATAAATCTCAGCAAAGACACCAGTTCCAGCTACTAAAGGAGTCTTCAAGTCCCAGCCAGTAATAGGCGATAAAGCACTTATTGTGTTTAAATCTATAATCCCAGTATCTGAACAGGCTCCAGATTGATTGCCAGTTGCACACTGATGCCAATTCAAGACATCTACACAGAATGAAGGAGCACCTGCCGTGATAGGGTGATAAGCGCACTCTTCACTGTCCCAATAAGCTAAGACACTAGTGCCAGACTCTAGTGTTCCAGCGCCTGCAAGAGTATTACTGATCTTTATATTGTATCCAGTCGTAGGATGAATAAGTCCGCCCTCTGAGTCATAGGCTGGTCTAGGGTTACTGATACGAGCATCTCCGGTCATGCCTCCTTCAATCACTCCAGTCCCAATTTCAGCGTGAATTATTCTAAAGCTATTTGGAACTGTCCATACTGCCCTTTCTCTGTCATACCTTAGATCTAAAGGCGCTACAGGCCAAGTCTTGGGCTGACGTAGCCACTTATCTAAAAACTTATCCTTCAGTCCAGCAGTTGTAAAATTCCCCGCTTCGGCATTGCTAACAACATCCGCCTTATTAGGTACTGGTTTTCCTTCTAGGTCATATCCCCATCCTTGAATAAGTAAAGGACCTCTGGTTGCAATAGCTCTAAGGTCTTGGGGATAGTTTCCAGTTCTGAGATTATGCATGTAGGTGTCTGGACTGTCTGCTCCAGAGCCGTGATTTAATCTCCTTACATTATTATTACCATAGCCAGTGTGGTTAGGGTCATCTGAATGCTTACTATTATGATAAGTATAATAAGGATCTAGATAATCTATATTAATAGCGGGAGGGGTCCAGTCAAGGATAGGTGGGTTTACTTGTCTAGTGTTAGATCTATAAGCCAGAGGCATTGGCGACTCGCCAGTAGGGCATGCCTCCCCGTTTTTACTAGCATAGCGAGCAAGATGACTATTATTGGGTGCTGTGCCTGATTTACTTATGGGTAAATACAGAGCGTCCCAACTGACGAAAGAACCACTGTCATCAGGAGGTGTATTCTTATACGTGTTACTGGATGGTGTGCTAGCATCTACAACCGGATCTTCTGAATGCGCAGCTACCCACTCGGGCTTTGCATTGGTTTGAGTCATAGCTAGAAGCTGACCGCCAGCATTTTCTACATTCTTTGCATCCTCAAGGGCCTTAACACTTCCTTTAAGACCTTTAATCTGTTTATCATGTTCAGCAAATTTCTTATTCTGTTGATCCCTAAGCCTCTGGTCTCTAAGCATCGCTTGACGAGCTTTAGCAATTCTAGCAAGCCTATTGGCATTGTACTTAGCAAACTTACCGAACGTTGGTGCAAACGTATTGCACTGAATCGTTGTTGTTACTCCACCAACACCAATGTTTGCGGAAATATTAGTGATACTGGGCCCAAGTGTACCAGCCCAAGCTTCTGTATCGTAAAAGAAGTATGGGATGGCTATACCGCCTACTACGAGACTAGCCTGCTGAAGGCTAAATGTATTGAAACTTTCTAAGTCAGCATTAAGCTCTTGCCCTAATCTCTTCTTTGGGTATCCGGGCATAGTAAATGTACCCTTTTCGCCCTCTTGCATAAACGTAGCGCCATCTGCGGCTAACGTAAATCCTGCTTGCTGCATCTGTGAATAGCTATCATGTGTCCAAGGATTGAGAGAGGAGTCTTCTCTAAAAGACACCTGACCGGGAGGACCTTGAGCAAACCAAGGACCATACCTATCGGTATTACTCTTCATCGGAAGAGCTACGCCACTAGGAACAAGCCTGTCAGGAGCTTCTGCCTTCGCATAGTCGCCTCTGATACCTTGCTTGTCACCATCTACCTTCTTCTTAAGGTTCGATATCTTCTCATCGTTCCAATCAGCTGGAGCAAACCCGTGCTTCTCTATAGTAAACAGACCTTTAACGGCCTTGTCTATATCATCACTTTTTGGCTCAACAGGATTGCTTATCTTGATAACAGCTGCAGCTTTGCCGTTATATTGATATACTTTTTCGTCTGGTGTTGCCGGAATGTATAGATTGTCATCAAAGACTATTACGCTGTCGGATTGCTCTGCATAAACTCCCGTTCCACTTGCGTCATAGCGTACAAAGCATTGAACTTTTCCGTCATCGCTCCTGAAGGTTTCGAGCTCAGGATTAGCTGCTGTTGGCTTCCATGTAAGACCCAATACATCAGTTCTTAGGCCAACTCCTTTATTAGTGCTAGGCCATCCTCCATCTGCTGTAGGATTATCAGAGTAATATACCTTTCCTGTATCTGCATCTGTATAGTAACAAACAAAGGGTAAACGAACAAGGAACTGCTTGCCCCAATGCTCATCGGCAAATTTAGATACAAAAGCATGTATCTTCTTCATATCCTCAGACTGCGCCTCTGTTAATTTCTGCAAATCGTTCTTGACGATCTTGGCAATCCCTTGGTCTTGACCGCCCTCTGGTGGATTCTTAGCATTAGCAAAAGGATTATTAGCTACGGGACCATCTTCGTCCTTGAATATAAGAGCATATGCACCAGCTATGAGCTGACCCATAGGAGTCATATTGCCTTCATCCCAAGCGAATATTAAACTTTTCCAAGTATCAAAAGAACCTAATGCAGCCTTTATTTCATCTTCATATATGTATACTTGATCTGCCGGTAGCCCATTTTTTAGTCCCAAGTTTAAAGGTCTTAGATCAAGCTGGACTTTCCATTGTTCACCATATCCATCTATATCTCCATATACAGCATTAATGAAATTACCATTGGAGTCAAAACCCCAGTGCTGTATTATATCTGTACCTGCAACAGGGTTAGCGGCATCTTCTTCATATATTGTTTGTATTGGAGAGCCATAGGTAAAGGTTTGAGTAGTCTCATTTCTAAGCTCTCTACCTATATTTTTTGATACTATATCTTCTTGGGCTTCTATAAAGACTTCTATTTCACCTAGAGTAGGCTGTGTCTTTCTTTTTGCAGTCCTAACCTTAATAACAGTATTCATAGAGCCATCTACTATAAGCTCTATATAATAGTCACATCCAGTGAGGTCACAGATAGTCTGTATGAAGTTCATCAACGTGTCACTTGGACCGGGGAATCTGAACTCTTGATTGTACAGGTCAGGCAGATCAGTTATATCTACCATGTAGCTTCTTGTGTAACCATTTCCTCCATAATCACCTATTATAGGGGCGGAGAATCCATTAGAAGGAATCATTCCCATCCCTTTGTTACCCTTGGTGGAATCATGCCCTTTATAAATTACTGCACCATAAGGAGAGAATTTAGGATGACTGTTACCAGTCAATAAGCTCTGCGTAGCTATTTTTAGCCTATCATATCTAGTTCCCGCATCATTTGTCTGAGCTCCACCAAAGCCTCCAGCCGGTGATCCAAAAGATGCTCCATTTATCTGCTGCTGAGCGCAAGCTATACCTAAAGACTCTAGATAACCATAAGGATTAATAAGATTATAGAGACTTTCTACATTGTCTGCATAATTAGAGACAATCATAGTTAGGTTTTCAAGCAGAAGCCTCGGATCTGCTATAGTGACAGTGAAGGTAGGATTACTACTAGTAGAGTTGGTTTTTTCCCAGTTTTGAACTAAGCCAGCAAATTCAAAATCACCTAGTCTGAAATATACTGGAGCACCAATATCTGGATAGAAGAATCCGGGATCTTTTGATCGTGTACTCCCTTTATGACCCGGCCTGTCGTAGAATACCTTTGATGGGGCATCTATGGGAACATCGCAGTTATCTTCAACTAATTTTACCGTTATTGTGCTCTGTTGGTCATTCCAGCCATGAGACATGGTAACATCTTGAATGCTACATCCCAAGAACATAGTCTGCTCAAAAGGTCCAACCTTAGTAGCTGGCCCACAGACTCTAGGCTGTTTAGTGCTTAGATCTTCTCCGTCAAAAGACGTGAAGGTACTCGGAAAGTGAAAAACCATTGATTATTCCTATTATGGGCAGGGTGTATATATCCATGAGACAGACCGCGTATATCTTCCTGTCTTTGGATCAAAACTTTCTGCATCTGCAGTTCTAAATGTAGAGTTAGTTGACGCTATATCGTCCTGTGTCTGAGTAATCAGCGCGTCATAGGAAGCTATGGGGGCACCACCAAACCAACCCGGAGAAGTAGTATCAGGCGGTCTAATAACAGCCTCTATATTCAAGTCTGCTGAATATGCCGTCTGTGTTCCTATGTCTTGCAATATTGGTCCTGCTGCTCTTCCTAGTATTTGTAATTCTGCATAAACATCTACTGGATTGTTCCTAGAGATACTTATTGACTCTGATAATATATCAGTTCCTGTCGCGACACCGTGAGGCCTATCATTGTATGATACGCTAAAGCTTATACTTCCCTCTGCTATATTATAGCTATAAGACGTGCTAATCGGTTGCTGATGTAACCCCGGAAAATTGCCTCTTGAAGGAGAAAGTTCCTGTTCTTTTATAGTCGCAGGATAAATACCGCTGGAACATTCGTTATTTGCATCGCCATATACGCAGTTAGCAATATTGTATATAGGGCCAGATACAGCTCCTCCTGCCATCATGAGCTCTGACTTGAAAAAGTTCTTAGCTGAGTTAAACTTGAAACTAGTAGCATCATAGTTACCTCCGGGATTTACACCACTTGCCAAGGGCAACGCTGCAATACCTCTTACTTCTCCGTTCACAGTAACACCTATGTTACCATCATCTATGCCACCATTAGCCTCTGCGGATATAGTTAATGTTGCAGGAATACTCTTGGGGCCCTCAAACACTACAAACTCTCGATCTACCGAAACATTTCCTTGTTCTTGATCTACCGTAACATTAGTACCTTGAAGAAAATAAGATCCATCGCTTAGTATCCCAACTCCCATAGAAGGCGGTGCCGCAAGCGCAGAGGTAATATAATTTACAGCCCTATCAATAGCCGCTGTGCTACCACTTGACTCTGCAGATGGTTCTCCTGATATTCCACTAGCGCTTGTTGATGGATTGCATGCGTCGCCTCCTACTCTATAGTCTAGACCTCTTGCACTTATATTTTCAGTAACAGTATAAGAGGCCGGCTCATAAAAACCGCAGTATGTCCAAGCGTCTGTGTTCTTAGTCTGAGAAACGGTATGAGTTAACTCTGCGAGCTGACTAGAAGCCGAACCAGTTATGGCGTCACTATTTAAGTCTGAATCATCTAGGAATCCCAGCGGGAAGAATAACTCGATAGTGTATGGCATTGTCTGGACATTGTTATCACTACTTTCTCCAAAAGTGAAGGATTCGACCAAAGGGCTTCCGGTGATAAAAATTTCGTTGCAAAGCATTAGCCCAAAGGGACAATAATCCCTCTCAAGTGCCGATTCCAGTGATGCTCTTTGCTGAAACACCCCCAAAGCTCCATCCGTAAGACCTGATCCGGGGAAGATAAGTCCGTCAAGAGTAACTCTTTTGCCATCACTCAGCGTTCTTCGAGCTGTCCTGACTATTTCAGAACTAATATCTATCATTGGTATGGGGTCAAATTCATAAGCCCCATAAGCCATATAATTTCCACTTGCCATATTACATTCCTATTATTGAGCTGTACCAAATAATGCAGTCATTATTTCTGACTGCCGATTTTCTATAATTGCAGGCAACTGTTCTGCCATAGCGTTTAACGCCATTGAAGTCACTATATTTCTCATTTGATCTGAGAACGCTCCGGTATTTAGTATTATTTCCATAGGGGCCATGCTCACCGACATACGAAGACCACCAGAAGCATCATTAAGAGGTTTTATTGCCGAGCGCAAACCGGCAACGAGCTCATGAACATCAATATCGTTCAACTCTGCACCATGTGTCGGCTTACCTATTGCGCTGGCCCTGCTAGCGCTCATTGTATCAACCCTCATACCACTAGAACCTATTGCTTTCTTCAATAGTTTTTCTAAGTGTATATCATGAGTAAAGATACTTCCTTCTTCAGTGGCTTGGTTTGCCATTGCGTTAAGATTGCCCATTGTAGTGCTATCGTCAATAGTTTCCCCATTAATAGTAGGCAATGCATCGGTATTTATAGGCATTCCGCCGGCAGGAAGAGCAATCTCATTACCTTCTGCGTCTGTCCTTGTGTTGTTAGCTTGATCTGAAACCGTGTTGCGAATAGACTCAGCTTCGCCTCTACGTTCTTCAGCGTCCCTCATGAGGTCTAAGAACTTTTGCCCAGCTTCCCTGATGTCTTTTGAAAACTTATTAAGATTCTTTTGTGCTTTCTTAAGGGCCTTGTCATATGCTTCTTGAGTCTTTTTGTCTTGCGCTGCTTGTGCAGCTTCTTGATCTGCCTGCGCTTGCATTGCAGCTTCATATGCCTCTTGCTCCTCTGCGGTCCCGGTCCCAGCTATTGGGTTCCCATCTGGGCCCATAATCATAGCTCCCGTAGCGGCAGTATTCAATAGATCTAAGTTCATAGCGTTCATAGCACCACCAAAGAACGGTACGTTATCTCCACTCATTCCAGCAGGATTAAGGGCACCATACGCACCTCCTAGTGTCTTGAAGTATTTGACCCTTATCGCCTCTGCTTCTTGTGGAGTTATTTGACCGGAAGCTAGGCCAACTTTGATCTGCTCTTCTATAAAGTCCTGAGTCAAGTACCCTAAGTCTTGCTGGCTCAGATCTCCCCCGGACATCATTGCTTCAAAGGCTCTCATCGGCCCAAGGAATGCTTCTCTTGCTTCTGCCCTTGCTTTAGGGTCTTTTATCTGTTCGATTTCATTCATCTGCTGGACTCTTCCAGAAACAATATCCCTAGCACTCTGTCTTCTTTTAGCTTCCCTTGCGAGCACTTCCTGAGCTGCCGTTAGCATTTCTGTAGAGCTAATTAAGTCTGCAGTCATCTGCTGCTGAGCTTCAAGAGCTTGAGTATTAGCTTGCATGTTTGCATTAAAATCAGATATCTGTTGATCGGTTGGACCACCTCCTGCTGCTCTTGTATCCTTACCCTGTTGTTGTGCTGTTGCGGAGGCACCTTGTGCTACTCCTCCAGCAGCAACATAGCGATCAATCATCTCTTGACGATCTTTTCTTAGCCCATCAACTGCCGCCTGAGAATCCTGAGCTGATGCGTTCATGATTCCAAACGTTCCGCCTCCGACCCCGAGTTTAAAACCGTAGGTTTCTCTCAATCTTTCGGTTTGTTTTGCTCTGGCGCTCTCAATCGTTGTTTCTGGACCTATGCTAAAATTCTTAAGTCCATCTACATATTTCTTTTCTATCTCTATTAATCTTTTCTTAGACTGTATCTCCTGATTCGTCGCTTCTGCAGCAAGCTGCATTGTATCAGCGAATGCTTTACCGTACTGATTTTGTTTCTCAATTAAACTTGAGAACTGTTCCCTAAGCTTTTCAGTGTTACCTGCAAGCTCTTTCATTATTTCATCGACATCTCCCTCATCCAAGAATGTCTTAAGGGCATCTTCTAGAGATATTTGTTCTCCCCCTTCTCCTTGTTGTCTACCTTGGACTTGGTCACTTATGCCTGCCATAAGACTTTCTAGCACTGTTGGTGGTAGTAAGTCTGCATCAATTCCAGCGGCTGCCATCTGATCCTTGACTATCTGCAAAAATTGCTCAGGGCTCTCTAGCTGTCCCGTTTGTTGAGCTTCTTGAACAGCTGATGCGATGATTGTTGGCATCGCCTGATTAAGCTTCATTGCTTCTGTGAACTGGCCTTGCGCTCCAGCTCCAACTCCAGTTCCTGCAAATGCAGTATCCACACCGGCAGCGATTGACCCCGATGTTGCACTCGACATATTTTCAAATACATTGAATGCTGGTCTTGCAGAATCAGCTGACTTATGTACATCTTCTATCTCAGCTCTCATCTCATTAAAGGAATGATTAAATCTATTTGCAGCTTCACCCATTTCTTTTGATAGTGTCGAAAGCGAAGCTACAAGCATGTCCATAGCTGATCTAGCTAATCGAGAAGCCCTATCAAGAGCTACCATCGCATGTTCTGTTCTTAGCCTTTCTTCTTGTTCTCTTTGTAGCTCGCGGTTCATGGAAGCTATTTGACCAGCACCATAAGCAACCTCATCGCCAGTAGCACCGGCCTGTATCAGCAGCTCGTTCATCTCGTCTTCAGACAGCTCGGAAATTGTTCTTCCGGTCCCTTGAAGCTGACTCTGTAAAGCTACAAACGCTGCTTTTACTCCTCTGGTTTCCTGTGCGCTGCCACCAACAAATTCTGCTACGCCCGTTGTAAGTCGTGCTTGTCGTTCCGCTTGAAGAGCCTTGACCATAGTCTGTGAAGCTATGTCTCCTCCCTTTAAAGCGTCCTCTAGCTTTCCTGTCGTAATTGCTGCTTTTAGCGCTTCGGTACTTAAACTATCAAGAGACTGCTTGAATGCATTGTCAATAGCTTGTTTGAAAGCTCCTGCACCTAAGTCATCTCCTAGAGCAGACTGCATTTCCTTAAACGTATTATCAAAGACAGTAGCTAACTCTTCGTCTCTCTTCTGTTGCAGCAGCTGTATATTATTAGCCACTTGGTAAATGGCTTCGTCACCGAACTCTGCACGAACAGCCTCAGGATTGATACCTCTAACCCCCTGTGCCCGACCAAACTCACTGTCTGCGCCTGCTCCTGCATAGCCGAATTGACCTCCTCGACCCGCTTGGGCCCTTCCGATCCGCCTTCGGTCACCGGTGGTCACACCTTCAAAAAACATATCTCTAGCGATATTCTTCCTATCCATAAAGCCAGCCATTCTATCGGCTCGTAGAGAGCCTGCCGAGGAATCACCTCCCATGAGCCCTGATTGAGCGAATGCCTGACTGCTGGCTGCTTGGTCTGCTGCAAGGAATGTCTTTGTCAGTTGTTTTGTTGTCCTTTGAAGCTCTAAGTTAGTTATATTATTATCTTTAGCTAACAACTCCAGACTCTTGGCTGCTTTTTTACCGCTAATAGCTACATTATTAAGTGCATTAAATGATTGCTGAGCATATTTGGCGGAATTTGATTTTCTAAGACTATCAAAGACAAAATAAATCCCAGCAACAACTGCCGTAAGAGGTCCGAGTTTGCCGGCAAGGGCACCTAATCCTCCCAGCACTGCTGGAAATGCAGCTGCAACTTTTTGGATAACCATCGTTGCGACAACAGCTGCTCCGAGAGCAGCAAACGCTTTAGCCAATGTCTTAGCCCCTGCAGCCGACCGGGCTGTTTCAGCGTCTAAATCCTTAATCCCTTTTATTCCACCAATTTCCTCTATCTTTGATGAGTCTATACCTAAAATTGCATCAATAGCACTACTGGCAGCTTTATCCAATATTAAGAAGGTAGCAGCTCCGGCAAGAAGACCTGCTGAAAAAGCACCTAGAGCTGGCATTGTAATATTTTTAAGTGCTCCGGCAGTGACCGTAAACCTACCACCTAAGCTAGCGACTTTTTTCCCAAGGTTGCCAAGTCCTGCCGTAGCCGTCTTTAGAGTCTGGCTAAATCCAGCGACAAACTGCTGGGAACCTGTAGCGGAGCTTAACGCAGTGCCACTTGTTCCTAACGTTGTGAACATCTTTGCGGGCGTTGGCGGGACAAAGGTTGGTCGGGTCACGCCCGCTCCAAAACCGCCAAAAGCACCTCCCATAAATCCCGAAAGAATCTTATCAATATTCGCAGCCTTCAATGCCGTAAACGTCCCACTTAAACCAGCCATTAGCATGGCAGCTGTGGTTGCTACGTTCATTGCGCTAGCAAAGCTAAGGCCTTCAGCTTCAAGCTGTGCAAAAGAAGCGGTAAGCCCAGTAATCCCTGCGGTTAGGTTTGATATACCGAGCTGCATAGCAGCACCTTTTTCCGCGACATTTCCACTTCCTCCTACTCCTCCACCATTACTAAAACCTACACGACCACCCTTTGCATATTTATTAATGCTATTTAATTTACTATAGCCATACCTCTTAGCAGAGTCTCTGTTTATAACGAACTCACCGGGAGTTAGAAGCGCTGGTACAGTATCTGTTCCTGACGTTAACCCTCCAGTGGCCTTTCCTTTTCTTGACTTCCCTGACCCCGCAGGCATATTTGTTGTTGTGATCATAGGGGTTCCAGTTCTAAGTAGCTTTCCTACAATAGATCCTGTATCTTTAAGTGTAGATTCACGACTAAGAGATTTCTTGGCCTCCCCTTTTGAGGCAGAGCCTGCTGAACCGCTTCCAAATACTTGATCAATAGCATTTCTTGCCTCCTGATCTATTGAGGCAATATCAAAAGTAGCTTTGTCATCTGGATCTAAAATTGCTCCTGTTGTCTTTGAAATGAATCCTTCAAATAAAAGCCCCTTGATAGGGTCAAAGTTTACTCTCTCCAGAGCCATATCTGCAAGCGCCTGAGCACTTTGGCTTAGTCCCGGAATCTCAAACTTGTCCATAAATTGAGAAACGTGATTGTCAAGCTCTTGTTTAATGGACTCAACCATCTTCCTATCAAGAACATCCAGCGCGTCTTTTCCTAACATTCCACCTGCAGAAGTGTATGATAGATCCATGTAGCCTAGACCTGCTTGGGCTCCAGCGGCACTAAACTGACTTTGGATTTTATCCATGCCGGGAAGAGCAGCAAACTCTTTAAATCTAGTGCTTTGTTTTGCGCCAGCCTTCGCGCTACTTTTTCTTCCGGCATAAAACACTCTGGTCTTTCCGGAAGTGGCGTTGAAGATATTGCCAGCCGTCGGGCCCTGCGTACCTTTTTCCATAAATAAGCTTGTAACATCATCCCTGTTAATTGTAGCTGTAGCGGTTGGAATTGTTTCGCCTACTTTACCTGCCTTATTGAATCTTTGAACAGGGCCTCCGTTTGCATATCTATTGATCTTATTTAGATTACCGGCACCATAAGCTTCTACCGCCGACTTCCTTATGACATATTCTCCGGGAGTCAGATTAGCTTTAACTGTATCGCCAGATCCATGTCCGGGAACTAGACCACCTGTGGCAAAGCCTCTTCTTGGACCTCTAGCGGGACCTCTTCCTCCGCCAAACCCACCAGTCGTCTTAGCATTGATACTTGACAGAAGACCTATCATTGCCTTCTGGTTTTGAATCTGAGTTTGTAGGTGAGTATTTTGAGTATTAGATGCTGAAAGAATGTTGCTTAGCTGGGTTGTCTGAGCTGCCGTAGAAGCAGCAGTCTTCTTCTGGGCGGCATTTCCTTGCCCTCCCATAGCCTGACCAGCAGAGGCGCCCAATCCTCCTTTACCAAACCCACCCATAAAACCAGTGATAAAACCACCGGCAGCACGACTAACCGAACGAGCTGCAAAGGCAGTGAGCATAGGAAGCAATGGAGCTAATGTTTCGCCAATCTGTAGAAACGCATTTGCTATTCCTATCAATGATTTACTTATTGTAGCAAAAGTACTGGACTCTGCTATCGTCATTAGAAAATCTTGGAATCTGGACTGGACTTGTTCAAAGGCTTTTATAATTGGAGTTAAACCTTTTTCCACATCTTTACCGAGACCCATAGCGGCTCCTTTTTGGCCTTCTATGAGTGCTTGTTGGGCTTTTCCAAAGTTCCTTAATGCAGGAACTAATTTACCCATCTGTCTAATACCACCAAGCTCTTCAGTAATAGCAGATAAAGTTAAGGCGTCTCCTTTTTGGACTATCACATCCAGCTGCTGCCCAATTCTTTGCATAGCAGGATAGAGCCCAATAAAGTTACCTTGAACATCAGTAAGCTTGATACCAAGGTTTTCAAGCATCTGAATGGTGTCTTTTCGTTGCAACCTAGTGAAGATTGTTCTTAAACCAGTAGCGATTGTTTCTGCAGACTCACGAGTCGTTGCTCTAACAGAAGTAAATACAGCCGCAAACTGATTAAGGGCCTCAATAGGCTCAGTCATTTGACCAGCAGATATTGCAAACACACCACCGGCACGTCTTATAGCAGCGATCAGGTCTTGAGCCTCAACAGCAAACTTCTTAGATATCTGATTCAAAGAACCTAGTACTGCCTCAGACTGCTGTGCGGATATTCCAAACTGGTTCAAAGCAGCGATCAAACCTTCTGCTGTCTGCTTCATATCTCCAAAAGTAGGAGCTAAACTAGAACGAGCAATAGCTTTCATAGAAGCTTCTACTTGAGCTAAATTCTGACCAGCCTGAGCAAACAATCTAGCTATCTCAATTACCTCGTTGGCGTCCAACCCAAGAGACTTAGCTGCATTTCTGGCAGCACCTGAAATGTTCTCTAGCCCCTTGGCTGTCTGTCCAGTAACCTGTTGGAGCTTAACTATTTCTCTCTGGAACTCAAGTGCCTTGGGTATTGCCTGAGTAATAGCATTTGTAAGACGGAAGAATGTTGCAGTAACAATACCTGCAGCCGCAAACCTTTTGAATGTAAGAGCAGTTTCCTTACCAAGGATATTCATAGCACCACCAGCTTGCTTAGCAGAGCTTGCCACCCTATTTAAACTATTGGAAGTTGTCTTAGATGCCGCGCTTAGCTTAGCAGCACTTCCTGTGGTAGTCTTAAAAGTATTATTAAGTTTGTTAAGTTGCTGAGATCCTTTTTGAGGTATGTTTAAATTAACATTAGCATTTATATTTTTCAACTGCTGTTGTATCTTCTTGGACACAGCCCTAATGTTCTTAGGACCAGACAAAACAACTTGTGCGTTTATATTGAATGCCATTTAAATTACCTTTATAAAACAAAACGACCATAGTAAACGCAGTGCTTATTATGGTCGCTTATCCAGTTATATACTACTCTGAAGGAGCTTCTTCTGGTTGCTCTTCAGGAGGTGATTCAGCCTCAGCAGCTGGCTCCTCTTTCTTCTTAGTAGTCTTTTTTCTCGGTGCTCTCTTTTTAGGAGTAGTTTTCTTTTCAACAGTTTCGGCTTGTTCCTCTTCCTCAGCCTGCTCTTTCTCTTCTGATTCGGATTCCAAAACAATAGGAGTTCCGTCTTCATCTAAGAAAGGAGAAAACTCTACCTTAAACTTGCCTTCATCAACGTCTATTTCGCGCCCATTAGCATCCACATAGATAAAGTTGTCGTCTTCTTGCCACTTTATAAAGTTTCCAAAAACGTCTATATGTCTGCCTTCTCTGTCAACTCTACGACCATCTTTATCAACAAGGTGACCATCTTCATTAACAAGCTTGTATTGGGTGAGAAACTGGTTCTCAGGCAATGTGGAGTCTAGATCCTCAGTACCGGACAATAGATAATAAAACTGTGTAGCACCTATGGTACTAACTTCATCCTCTATTGATGCCAGATATGAATCTAACCCATGCTCATAGTACGGGTCTCCAGTATCTTCATACACCAAACACTCGGCAAAAAGCAGGTTGAAACGAGCCGAATCTGCCTTGCCCTCACATGTGTTTTGGTCTAAATCGCTTCTGGAAGTAAGCATCTCAACCATTCTATTTCTAGCATTTCTCATGTCTAAAGCAATATTTTTAGCTTCTTGAAGACTAATTCCCCCTTTAGACAATGTGAACTCACCATCGACAACAGACTTCTTTAATGTCTGGTATTCGGTCTCTTTTTGATCATTCCAGAGATTTCTTTTTCTTAAATTGTCATCTAGCTGATCTCTAAGAATATCACCGTTTTCAAGAGCTTGATTAAAAGTTTTAGATCTCATCTCACTACCTCTTCTGAGAGTAGCAACACTAGGTCTAATAACTGCATATTTAACCTCGTTCACCTCAAAAACTCTTTTGTCTTCATCTTTTACATCATTGGCCATCGTTATATATCCTTATCCTCATCTTGAAAATGAAATTTAGTTACGTATCTATCCCAACTTATTGTATAGTAGTTGAGCTCATTTTGTACCGCCCTAAGGTTAGAATTTCCTAAGTCCAGTATATCCGTTCTAGTTCGAGACCAAACTTTTCTCCACTCTTTTTGGTCTTCGCTAAGTCTATCATACTCTATTCCATGTCCCCATAGAAATCCAAAGTCTTCTTCAAAAGTTGCTAGTGCTCCTATTGTAGTTGTATTAAATTTTTTTGTTATATTATTCTTAAGCCTTTTCTTGGACTGGTCTTTATAATTTTTATTATCCATATGGCTCCTGTTATCCTCCTCTCCTAGAGTTTTTTAGTTCTTCCATCATTTGTTTTCTTAATTGTAATTTGACATCGCTAAGTTCCATGTCATCAACCTGACCCTTGTTTTTCACTTCTAACTCTTTACTCTTTAACTTCATCCTCTCGTTATGTTCATTTATGTTAAATATTCTACTTGCGTCGGACTTGGTCTCTGCCATAACAAACACCTCATTTCCCTTCTGATCAATAGCTTTGTCCACAGACTTCTTCTCTCTTGACTTTTTCATTTTTTCTTGCTCTTTGAGCATCCATCCATCGAACATATCATCATCTTCAAACACGTCCTCAGGAGGGGAGTCTGGACTTTGGAAGGCGTTGTCATACATTTTGGAGTACGACATAATGACTCTCTGTAGTGCATTCAAGCTACCTACTGGTGCGCTAAATGGTCCTGATTTACCTCCAGCATTCCAGAAAGATTTCCAAGGCTCGTTTCTTGATATCTCTCTAAGACTGCTAAACAGATGCGTAAAGCTACCGCTCCAAGCAGATGCTGCTTCCTGAAGTATTCTAGAAGAAGAAGCATAAACATCTGAGTGAGTATATACATGAGACCCGTCAGACATATCAACTATCCTTAACGCTAGCACGAACTGGTCAATTGAGGCTTCTGTAAAACCTTCTATCGTCAGACTATCAAAAGAATTTTTAGTCTCGGAAGATTCTTCAATGAGAGTCTTAAGGCCTTTTATTCTAGACTTCAGCGACTTCACGGCTTTTGAGTTGAGCCTTGACTCAAATAAATTAATTTTATATCTTTCGAGCTCTTTCTCGGCTTCTTCAAGATGCGCGTTGTCGCTATCTGTCCATATACCTAGCTCGTGCAGTTTCTGCTTGGCCTGACTCCTTGTCATCATTTGCTGAAAGCGTAGATTATGAGTCTGCTTTTTTACATAGAATTCTGCAAGCCGATGCATTTCTTGCGTTGCAGGAATTATTTTATAGAGCTTATTATCAAGTTCAAAGAAGCAAATCCCAGAAAGGATAAAAGATACAGCTTCTTCCAGTTCCCTTTTTTCCATATATAAATCCTAAATCCTAGTTCTGCTATATTATCCACTCGCCCAATGGCTATCGCTTCAAAAATAGCAGTTTGAGCCACGGAGAATATACTCCGTGACCCTAATCTGCTGTTACAAACTAAGTCTTATTACTATGGATTAACCACCCTTAAGACTTGGAATCCTACCGTTGCTTGCTCCACTTGGATCAGAGGACATTGTGGTGTCCGCCGAGTGCAAGACCGTGAAATCATTAAATGTTTGATAACTATAAGTAACAGTAGCGTTTCCACCACCAGCGTCTCCTCCTCCGTAGCTTACGGAAGCAAGACGATTCTTTGTACCTAAGTCAAGCCCAAGACCTTCGCAAGTTGCGATAGCAATGGTTTGTTCTGAGGTGTTCTTATAGCCAGAGCATTCTACCGTACTTTTGTCGATAGCATTAATCATGTCACCACGATTTGCTGTTACTTCAAAGTCACATGTGACTTCTACTGGGAATGTAACTGTCTTAGCGTATGGACGCTTCATGCCAAGTCTGAAGATGTCTTCTCTACCAATATCACAAGAAACAGTAATGCTAGCAAGGTTGGTATTAGTTCTACCACCTTCAACTTGAAAATTATTGACTGTGCCAATTTCAGTTGGGAACGTAGATCCACCTATCCAGAGTTGCTCTCTTCTTGCTACTCCAAATTCTCCACTTGGAGTGTCACTGTTGCCACTGAATCCACCTGCAATCGAACCCGGAGTATACGTTATAGCACCTCCAGCGGTATTTGTAGCACCAGCGCCCCATGCCTTATAGTTTCCTACAAGGGTAACATCTTCTGTGAAATAATCATCCAGAGGGAAGTTGTAACCAACTGAAGAAACCTGCAAGCCTGACATCTCCACCCAATATGATGGAGCTCCACCAGCTGCATTGTTAGCTTCGTCCCATATACCTAGCTGAACACGGCATTTACCCTGAACTCTTTTTTCGAGTTGAGGACCAGTGTCCGAAATTTCAGTTTGGTCTTTAGTAGTTGCACAATAAATAGGTTTGTAACCGTCTAAAACTTTAGACATTGTTACTTCAACATCAGGAACACCTTCAATGTTCTCGTAGATAGCGAGCTGCCCGAGCTCAAAAGTTTGTTCTAGATTGAAGGTCGTTGTTATACCAACAGATTGGACGCCATGAATAGCTTCCATATCGGTACCAGAATTGGTTCCGACTGCGACCTGTTGTATAGCATAATAGATTCTATTATTACCGGCCATTATAAATCTCCTAAATTAAAAGATACGTATCTACTCAACAATACACCATTTAAGCCATAAATACTTCAAAACTTACCCTTACTGTACCTTGATGTAGTCTCTGGGTAAGAGATTGCATTTCTGTGACCGAAATATCGGTAAATCTAGCCTTTTTGTACCTATACTGTTCAGTTTCTACTATGTCATCATAGTTTAATGGAGAAGTGGTTTTCATACCTCTGTAATCAAGAGGGAATACTCCACTGTCTGCCAAAGTGTTGCTATTATACAGCCATATAGTGCTGTCTTTCTGCAGAGTAAGAATATCAACTATCTGGTTTCTCCACCATCTGTCCTCTGCAAGAACGTGGAAGAGCATGTCTTGTTTTATAATTTGGGAAGTATTGCCCATTTGGTAGGGCTGCATCCGTCTACGAGAAACAGTTTCGACAACAACAGCAGGCATCTGGACTCTATGATTTGCCAGTATTCCCCATGAACCAGAGCCAGAAAGGAGATAACTAGGATCATCTACTCTAAGTGAATCATACTGTAACTCGTCCCACCAAGGCGCTTGATCTGCTATGTAAGTCTGAACATTTCTATAACTGTACTCGGCCTGAACTGTGCTGGAGGTTGATATAGCTGAGTCAAACACCACTCTACCATTAGGATAGTCATAATGGTGTGAAAATGCACCTTCTCCAGTTGTCTTGTAAGAGCTATCCACATAGACTCCTGAAACTTGAACCGGATTGTATCCTGAATACGAAGTACCTGTTTCCCATACCCAATCCTTTCTTGAAGATTCCCATACTTGACCATCCGTATATGCAGGGTCTTGCACTGCTCTCAATCTGTCAAATGTACCTCCCCACGCTCCAGAGGTAGGAATTGTTACATCGGTCCAGCCACCAATACCGAGCATGCCCCAATCTATATACCATTTTAGATTCGACTCAAGCTCAGAATTGAGAAGACTATTACCAACTTCTGTTACTTTCTGAAATTTTGTATATGGAGGACAGCTCATTTAAAGTACCTTTGTTACTTCCCTTCTTACAATTACATCTATTTCATCTTGTATGTTTTCCAACGCCCTTGTAGCAAAATTATCATTTGCCGTGCCCTGTGCTTGTGCAGGCACTTTCCAGCTTGCGTTCTCTCTTTTTACCATGATTCCTCCTTTAGTCCTTCCAAATCTAGAAGGCTTAAACGAGTAACTGTTGACTATAGGGCGGTCTCCTTCAAGAAGCAACCATCTTAGCCAAGGAAGAGAAACCCCTTTTTCTGTAGTAAAGTCAGCAGCCGGCAATGATAACGCCATACCGTAGTCTTTATCTACAAAATCAATTATAATACCCCCAAAGTCTGATAATGCTTTTACATAAGTGACTTCAATCGAATCAGCCCACAGCTCAATAATAGACGCGATCCTAGACGCTCCATCGGGAAGGCCTAGCTGTACTCTTAAAGGGCCTGAAGCTATAGACTGAACTTCTGGGGCAGTCATTAACCGATCCTGAACTAGTGTCTGGAGAGCAAACTCTATTGACTCTGTTATTAGATTCATAGACGACATAAGCCTTTTGCTTATTTCTTTTTTAACGTCTTGCTCAAACTTCTTCTCCCATCCAGATTCTAGCCTAATTTCAAACATTAATTTGTTCTTCTCCAATTACAAAAGACGAACTCGTTATTACCAAAGCCTACTGGCTGTGGATCAGATATTCTTTCAAACTTATGATGACCATAGTTCGATATATCTATAGATGTCTGAAGCTCCTTAGCTCTTTTTAGCTTAGGTGTCAATTCTTTTTTGGCAATCGTTTGGATTGTGCCGTCAGGATCATTTACGGAAACGCCCAAGTCCATAAACTGTGAATAATCATATATAACCCCAAGACTCACGTTCTCAGAAGATATAGTTGGCTTCTTACCTTGCCCGTGACATATAGGGCACATACCACCATTCCTAAAAGGAACAGGGCCTCCATGCTGATATCTATTTGATGATTTTTTGCCTATTGGGTCATACGTACAATTAACACAGTCTTCCCATTTGGTAACACCAAAGAAGAGCGTGCACTGAACAGTTAAGGCAGTGTCTTCTAGCAATGATCCGATAGCATTGTTAAACAGACTTTTCATTTCGTCTGTTATAATTCCGGAAAATGGATTAACCATTGTTTACCTCTTAACTAGTGCAAGGAGGGCAACCTGTGAACATGTTTTCGTAAGTAGCATTTATAGTTCCAGTAGTAGGAACAGAAGCCATTGTATCGTCTAAAGCTCCCCTTATAACATAATTGCTTGTACCCGCATCCGCAGGGGCTCCTTTTGGACTTTGTACAACAATACTGCCGTTTTGGATAGGATTAGAACCGTCAACCTTATCTACTATAGCCATTTTTATTTACCTTTATAAATTATTGTTAATCTCTTCCAATCTGAGGTGGTACATTACTACCGCCAGCATGACTCGTAGGGTCATAGTCGTTAGAGACAAATGGACTCATTAAGACCCTTATTATCTGCTTGCCTTTATAACTAAAGTTATACTCATTTTTTAGTTCCTCGTATGTTTGACAAGGGCCTAAATTCAGTAACGCTCCGAGCTGCACACCATAACTACTAGTCTGTAAAGATGCCGGCCCAAGTCTAGCAGTAACACCTTGAAGAAGTGCTCTAGTTCTAAAGTTACCTGTATCAGCCATGCAAGCCGCCTTAAGAACAACCAGAGATATAAAATCAATCCCGTCTAAGGATACAGTAGCAGGATCTGGAGTGACTGTTTCTAGTGTCACGTCTACAGTATAATCTGTAGCGAAATTTACTTCTACAGGCAGAAAGTATGCAGAAGTTGATAGTAGACTATTAAGTCTCGAATCCGTATACGTAGAACTAGAAGGGTCGTTAAGCATAGTTCTAAGCATAGTTCTTCCAATTGTCTTCCAGCTCATATTTGTCTCCTATAAAATAAAATGTTCTTCTAAAACAATATACACCAAAAAAAAGAGCCGCCTTAAGCAACCAATGGTCACAAAAAGCGGCTTTTTGTTAGAAAAGATATATCTTAGAACGCGCCCAAGATTACTCTTCTATTGTCAAGAGCAGCAAAACCTTGCTCAGCCCAACCGTAGAAACCAGCTCTTTTCTGACGATGCAATGTATCATCTTCAAAGATCTGAACTTCCTGTCGGATTGGCATAACAAAACTATCTTGATTTCTTTGATCAAGACCTACAACGAACTGTTTCTTAGCTACTCCGGGATTCGGAAGTGTAGCCGTGAGGTCGTTCAGTAGGTAGTTCTGATATTCCTGACCTTCTCCGAGCTCATCAAGAGTATGAATGTTTACTTGGAAGATCCGACTCAAGAGTCCGCCTTCACGAGTAATCAATTCTCTTCTTGTGATATCATCGACTTCATCTACGCCCCAGTTTCTGATGTCTTCGACACCTTCTGGACTGATGTAGAGGTCAGTTAGTTCCCCTCGGTTAACCGAGGTGCTATTGCCGCCACCATTTCTTCTAACGATGGTTTTTAGCAAAGATACAAGTCTCTTAGAGAAGTATCCTGCCGATGCATCTGGATCATACACAGTGATATTACGATTTCTAGCTGCAGCCAGAATTGTATGCCAGCCATCGTCGTTCATCTTTTTGACAAACTGCGATTGCATAACATCCATTGCTCTGCCAACAACATCCCATCTTGCGTCCCTAGCATACTTAAGCAAGTAGTCAATTGAAGCGCCAACGTCATAAGTTGGGACCATTACATAGTCACCTTCTACATGTCGTTCTGGAATACGTCCGTGATTAGGGATGGTATAAGCGACAAATTCTTTCTCAGTTCCGGGAGCAATGAAATCCAACGGGAATTCAGTACTAGCACCGGGCGCAAGGCGAATAGGTTCGAAAATACCATCGAGAATATCACCACTTAAGACTCCTTTTCGGAGAGGAAGCTCTAGTGCTTTCGCAAGTTCAGCGGTTGCGCTTAGAGACTCTTCTCTGACCAATGAACCTGCTTGACGCAGTAGTTCATTCATCTCTGGAGTCGGTTCGAATAACTTTCTTGTAGTCATTTCTAATCTATCTCCTATTTAAACGATGTTAATTTCGACTTTAACATACCCGTCTGCATCTTTAACAGAAAGGAATCTACCGATTTGAGTGGCGCCAGTATCTTGGTCAGGGGTAATAAGCCCGTTGGCCATAGGATAGGCTGGTGTGCCCGCAGCGATAGTGGCGGAAGGAGATCCTTCTACCATGTTAGTAACAACTGTACCACGACGAAGCAATAGGACTTTACCGCCCTTTTGAACTTCATCTTTGTGGAAATTAATGTGTTGACGAGTTAGATCAAGGTTAACTACGTCATTCAGTAACAGACCAGCAGGTAAATCACCGGAGCCCCCAGTGGCAACAATAACGGCAGCATTGCTATCGTCCATTGAGGCCCCAGAGCCAGCAGTGCTGTGGGTTACAACAACCCCTCTTTCACCTGTTTCGTTCATGAAAAAGCTGAGATCTGTTAGATGTTCAACTCTATCTGGTTTAAGTGCCATTTAAGTTCTCCCTCTTAATCTTCTGAGTTTAAAACATACGAATTCACCCAGCTCTGTAGGCCTGCACGAACCGTCTCTGTTCCATCTTCAATATCGTCAGAAGGAACTGCTAAGTCCACTTCTTCTTCAACTGAAGCTGTCTCTAAGACTTCTTCATCAACCTCTTCGCTCGCTTCAGATTCTTCGACCTCTTTCTTCTTTTTCTTTTTGTCTTTATCGTCATGATATTTCATGCCGGACTCCAAGTTTTCTTCGGTCTCAGTTTCTTCAGCTTCGGTGGTAAAAGAATCGCTAGCTTCGTCAGCTTCTGAAACCGTTTTCAGTGCTGCAATAGTGCTAACAATATCTTGAAACTGTTCATCTGAAAGGGAAGCAAAAGTTTCCAGCTTAGAATCTACTTCATCTTCACTGATACCAGCTTCAATGAGACTAGATGCTCTGCTTTGTCTTTTCTTTTCCTCTTCCAAACTTGCGATAGCGTCTTCAGCTATCTTACGTGCTTCTGCCTCTTCAGCAACTTTAGACAACAAGTCTTCTTTCGCTGTATTGGCTTCTTCTAGATCAGCTTGAGCCGATGCTAAAGATTCAGAAAGAGCTTCAACTGTCTGATTAAGTTCAGCCAGCTCGCCTTCCATCTTCTCAACATTGGCATTTGAGAGTTTACTCAAAAGCTCTTTGTTTTCTTCTTGAACAGAAGAAAGAGCTTCCTTTAACTCCCTTACCTGATCATTTAAAAAGTCGTTGGACATAAGATTCTTCTCCTCTTGTGGTTCCACTTTAGAAAGAATTTCTTTTTCTACTTTAGATGATACACCATTTTGTTTAGAAAACAGGTTTTTTGCAACAGAAGCTCCAGCAAAATCAAAGATATGACCACGATCAAAAATGACACTATCCGGATTAGCGGGCTTTTCAACAAAGCCTTTACCCGAGAAGGTGATATTTCTAAGCAGTCTACCTACCTTGTGACCTTGGTACTCACCAGTACCTCCATACGCTCTTAAATGTCTTGATAAGAACGAGGTGTCTTCACTTCTAGCTATTATCTTATTCTCTTCGCTAGGTGTTCTAACAGCATAATCAAAGCCTCTAAAGATACACTCCATAGAGACAAACATATTCCCTTCTTCTATTTTTCTTATTAAGTCCTCTGCTCTAGCTTTATATTCAGGATCTTGCCACTGTCTGTATATAACAGAAGAAACCAGTATATGGTAATTGTCTGGTAGCTCATTGGCTTCTGTTGTTTCATTGATAAGTTTAAACTCATCATCAACAGCCCAGCTACCTATAATTCCACCTACTATCTTTTTTTCGTCGTGCTCTAAATTTGCCGGTTTGAATTTAGGAGTATTCTTTGCTTCCCAAATTTCACCTTTTGCAAAAACGTCATCATTTCTATTCCAAGAAGAAGTAACTAAAATAGAAAAGGTGTGATAAATATCTAAATCTTTTACCCCACCTTGAGCTAGCATATCTGACATCTTCAGCTTACATGAATTAAGTACTGAAGGTTTGAAGCTATCTGGCTCAAAAAGAGGCGATGCATAAGCTATGGAAGCTTGACTCTTTATTAGGTCACCTATTCCATCTGCTATCTCTGATTTGTATATTGCAATTTTGCTCATTCAATTATCTCCAAAAAGGAGGTTTTGGTTGTTCATTATTCTCAGCTGGTGCTTCGGCTGGTGCTTCCTCTGCCGACTCGTTAACAGGCGGAGCCTCAGGAGCTGGAGCTGGAGGTGAATCATTGCCACAATCAACACAATCATCCGGGTCCGGGTATGTGTCCGGGGTAAGCTTTCTTACTACCGTCATTTTTCTCTCCTTATAAAAAGTTTCGTCTAATTAAATACACCATTTACTGGTTTTCTTTAAAGTTGGCATAGAAAGAAGCCTTCAGGCTTCTGATCTCTTCGATAGTTAGGCGTCTATCAGCATCTTTTGATGCTTGGAATATCCAAGATTCACATTCTTTGTGAACAGAGCGAGCAATAGGGTCTGAGTTTATTGCTTCAGCTATTTGTTCGGCGCCAACTTCACAGTTGTAGTCTAAGTTACAGAGTATCTCGAATTTTAGCCTTTCAGCCATCGACTTCTCATCCCTACTTAAACTTCTAATATTCTTTTTATCAAACTGCTCTAGTATTGCAGGTTTCATAAATGCCGATATCTTTTCCTGCGCTGACTTTGCCCATATCTCAATAGAGGCCTTCAGTGCAGGTTTAAACTGCCTTCGTTCTCTAGGAACAGAGTCTCGGGAATTCATAGGTCTACCTTGCGGTTCAGGAGAAGGAGCATCTGGTTCTGGCAACTTGGGGTTTTTAGAGTCTTTCTTTCTAAGCTCTAGAGCGCTCTTTTCTCCGTTTCTCTTATTCTTTAGATCAAGACCAACCTCAGAAGGAGAGGCAACTCCTGTCTGCAGTGCTATCTTCTCAAGGCTATGCTGCTTGTCAACTGAATGATATGGACTTACTTTTTCCGACATAGAACCTCTTTGCCTCTTAGCGCCTTCTTTGTTTAGTCTATTCTGCTCAACAGTAGGTTTAGCTTTAACATTTCTTTGAACAAACTCATCACTGATAATATTTCTGTCAGCCAAGTTTATTAACAACTGCGTCATTGAAGCTGGATCTTCTAGATACATAAAATCAAACTCTATCTGTGCCGGAGCTCTAAATCCCATTGCTGCCTGCACTAACTTAATTTGATGGTTCCAAAATTCTACCAATATTTCACGAACATAATTAAGTCTTTCAGTAAGCGTTTTCAACGAGATAAAGTTATTCGTAGTACCGCTAGCCCCAAATGTCCCAGTCAGTGTCGGAGGTATTCCTAAGCATGAGTAGATAGACATTAGAGTGGGTCGGTATTTTTCGTCGCCCAAAAATCTCTGAACGTCCGATCCTGTCTCTAGTAGTTCAATATCAGGACCCCAAACGATATCCATTGTCCCACCACCAACATTAGAACCAAGTATACTACTTAACGCACTAGCGGCATTAGCTGTAGGCGCAAGCTTATGTTCTAAGTTACCTAGCTTCCATACTCTTATCTTGTTTACAGCTCCATCAAGAGCAGCTTTATCAGCAAGTTTGAGCTTTTCATAAAGAATAAGGTCATCAAAGCAAGCGTATGTCATAGGATCAGCCCACTGCTGCCAATCATCCTTCTTGTAGTGATACACAAAGGTTTTCTCAGGAGGTAGTATAATAGACTTATTCGGCTGATTAATAAGATTTCTAAGTTCGGAGGGGATGCTATCAAGTATAGCTCTATCGTCCTTGTTCGGGCTTTTATTAAGCTGATCTATATATCTCTTCAGGGTAGGAGGAAGCTTTATTTTGTATCTCTTTACTCCGGTAAGACTAGAAACAGGGCCTCCAACAACGTCTATATTCAATGGATCAAGAAAGATATACTGCCAAGGTATCTCGTTCTTTGAGAACCCATTGCTTTTTATAACGGCAGTCATATCTGCACCAGCAACAGAACGTTGCATCTCATCTCTTTTCTTTCTGTTTATCTTTGCAGTTTTCATTCTTACAGGAACATTTGCTTCTCTAAACAGCAGATTGCAGAATCTCTCTGAAACGAACTTGCCTTTGCATCTAGTGAACCAGTCGTTATAGAATCTTTCTATTCTAGGACTAGAATGAACAAGCCTAACACCCTGACATGCAAAGTCTCCCATGAGGTCGATTGCATTTCTTATTAAACCTATTCTTCTGTAAGCTCTTCTAGCAAAAGCCATAATCTCTTTGCTTTTCTGAGGAACTGCCTCAGTGGGGCGATAGGCATCGTAATCACTACCTCTAAGTCCGGGTCTTCCGCTTTGATAAGTAGTCAGCCCTGAGAAGTCTCTAGACCTTGAACCTAATGCAGCGCTAGCGAACTCTGGTATTGCTGAACTATAAGCCTGTATAGCCTCTCTACGTTCTGCAGCGTCTTCTGAAGCCCAACTTACATAGGACTCGCCTTCTGGTAAAATCGAACTTTTAGGGTATCTTTTGTCAACCAACTGTAAGCACTCCAATAGGTATTAAAATTATAGTAATGACTATTAACATTTACACCAATATTAATTATTTTTGTTTATAGCTCTGAACACAGAAGAGTCTATGCTCTGCGCCCATTCAGGACCTATGTACATCCCCTGCTGAGTAGTGGATGGGGTGTCTGAACCAACCACCATCCCTATCGTATTATATGTCGGAGCCGGTAGAGCTCTGTGGATAGTTCTAGCTATCATATTAGCTATGACGATAGCACTATAACGGTCTTTTCTCATTCTGCCCTTCTTACCTGTACCTAGCTTTATTTCGGGCGTAGACCATCTTTCTCGACCTGCATTTGTGACTGTCATAACAATCGTAGATAGCTCATCTTTAAGTTCTTCGACTTCCATCACAGCGTCCTCAAGTGTGTCATAGAGCCTTAGAGCTGTGCTCTCTCCAATCTTTTCCTTGATCTCTTTAAATGCGATCTTGTCCTTCTCTGTCATCAAGCTTAGAGTGAGAGTATCGAATCTGGGGAATAGTAAAACCTTATCCTCCAAGTCTTTTCTAAGCCCATGATTGGCCTGAGATGTCCACTTAGCACTAGCAAAGTTAACTAGATCTAAGATATGGTCACCTGCCATAGCGTCTGTATCTTTAGTTTTGCCATCTTCTATTATTTCATATATAGGTCTTTCGCCCGGTTTAAGCTTATCTAAGTCTCTTAAAGATTCAGCTATTGTGAAACCTCCCCCCTGAGAGTCTATTCCAAGTCTTACGCAAGGGAATGATCTCATTAGGTCTCTGATCTTTCGAGCGCAGAAAGAATAGTAATCATGCGCATCAGTAAGTCCTATCTTCTTTCGTCCAGCAAAATCCTTCTTGTTAGTTGTCCATCCGTATACAACCCTCTGATGCTCTGGGTGAAGCTCTAATACTACGACCGCAAAATTATCTTGTTCGGAAGCTGGGTCAACGCCTATAACATACCTTTTATTTGGATCTCCCTTTGTCATGACATCAAAGGCATCAGGACACCAATCGGGCCAGTTATGACCTCCTACATTTGAATCGCTAGCAACGCAAGCATGTATCAAACTCCTTTTAAAGAAGCCTTGGCTATCAGACGTAAAACAAGCGCCATATTCCATTTGGTAAATGCCGTTATGCATCGTAGCCCTAGAGCGAGCTACCTGCTGGTCATCCATAAAGCCTTCAGGTATAATTTCATAAGGTACTCTTATAATCGAAAAGGATTTCCAATTCAACCTTTTCATGTAGTCAGGTATCTCATCATCGCCTTCTTCCGATTCTTCCTTTGACTTATTCCTTGCCTTACCAGAGGTTCCCCTGTTTATTATTGTAGATTTATATTTTCTCCAATATTCAGCATATGGTTCAAAGTCATATCCAGCAGTTCCAGCTATGATAGACTGGTTAGCGGAGCGATCTTCATACTGAGATTCTTGAGCCTCATTCCAGACGCCCTGCTCTTTCATTTTCTTTCTTCTAGCTGCGTCCTTTACGTTCTGAGTAGGATTGCTAGAAACAGCAGCGAAACCAGCAACAACAGTCTCATAAATGTGAGTAGGGATAGAGTTAAATTCGTCGGCAATAATTGTATGTGCTCGTAAACCTCTAATCTTATTTCCATCACCCAGAGGAACAGCCATGGCCCAACTATCATTGACCTTCATAGTGCAGCGGTCAACATCTCTTCTCGGCCCACTTGAATCTGTACAGATACTTTGTAAGATAGGGGCGTTTCTCCAAATGCTATCCATATATTCAAAGATAACCTTCGACTGCCTGAACGCAGCGCCTACGATGACTATCTTAGTTCCGGGCACAAGAGTTGTCTTAAGAAGACAATATACCGAAAGCAGAAAAGACTTACCAAAACCACGAGATGCAATATACATAGGAAACGGTCGTCTCCAAAGCTCTCTAAGTATACATGTTTGTATTGGTAGTAGTTCTATGCCTAAGAGCGTCTTGACAGTCCAGTGAAAGTATTCTGGATCTCTCATTTTTTTAAGTACATATAAGTGGAAATCGTTCCTGTCTTTGTCGCTCAGGTTAGAGAGAGGCCTTTCTATTGAGCTGAGGTCATTCTCATCTAATCCTAACCAAGCATTCTCATATGCATTTATATCAATGTTGGAGTTCATGGACTTTCCTCATTATATAGAACGCAACTTCCTCGGCTCTCTTCTTGTCTCCACAAGCTATAACATGTATTCCATACTGAAGCCTAGCTGTAGAAATAACTCTATTGATGTACTTGCCCTTTATTTTTATACTGCTCCACTTTGACCTAGGAACACTAGAGCCCTCTGGATATCTTTCTATATCTGACCAGCTAAACTCTAAGATTAAAAAAGCATAAGGAAAAGTAGACATTCTCTCCAATTCTTTATGGAATCTTTTTTCGCTACAGTTTCCTGCTAACTCGGATACACTTTCTTTTCTCTCTATGCATAAGACGTGTTCCATCCCTTCAATAGCATAGTCACCTATCTCGACCTTGGCTTTAGTGGTTCCGGAACAATAAGCGTTCTCGTCATACCACCAGCCATGGCCTTGTTTCTCCCTAGTGTCACGAATGACTTGAAATCTATTGCTCATCTTCTTTCTTCTTTATTCTCTGAATGGCGTCCCACTCTAGTATTTTAAAGAAGAAGCTTTCATAAACCTCTTCGTTATTTTTTATTGCATCATGGCATTTCTTGCATAATGTAATACCGTTTGTTACATCATATCTCATAGAAGGGTGACTAGCCCACTTCTTAATATGATGAACATGCAATTTACTTTTTGAACCACATCCCGGATACTTACACACATTGCCATCCCTCTTACGCACTTCTTTTCTAAAATTAGCATAAGCAGGGTCGTCATAGTTTCTGGAATTGTTATAGTTCGAGCGAAAATTCTTTCTCTTCTTCGGCATCAAGATCACTTTCTAACATTCTCTGTACTAAGTTCTCAAATGAGACCTCAGGATTCCAACCAAGCGTCTTTCTTGCTTTAGAGGGCTCTCCCTTGAGGTATTCCACTTCTGCTGGTCTATAGAACTCGGGATCTATTACAACGAATTCTGAGTAGTTATCAATCTCAAAATATTCAAAAGCATGAACTAAAAAGTCATGGACGCTGTGTGTTTCTCCAGTAGCTATTACATAGTCGTCAGGCTCGTCCTGCTGCAGCATAAGCCACATTGCTTTAACATAGTCCTCAGCATGCCCCCAGTCTCTAAATGCGTGCAGATTGCCTAGACGGAGCTTAGGGAACTCAGATCTTCTTGAGTGGATATGATCATCATCAAAAAAGAAATGTCTCGAATCAAGATCAAGGCCTTGGTCAAATGCCCACTTGGCAAAAGCAGCTAGCCATTTAGTTATCTTTCTAGTAACGAAGTTCTCACCTCTTCGTTCGCTCTCGTGGTTAAATAATATTCCACATGAAGAGTGAAGGCCGAAACCTTCTCTATAGATCCGCACCAAATGGTGGGATGCTAGCTTCGCAGCACCATAGGGACTCTGAGGCTCAAAAACCGTTTCTTCATCTTGAAATTTTTCAGAATTTGAACCATCTTCCGCGTTGGCGACTAGTTCTCCGTCAACCAGAACGTCGTAGTTTTTTCCAAACATTTCACTTGTGCTAGCTTGGTAAAATCTTGTGGAAGGTGAAAATCGTCTAATTGCCTCAAGGAAATTCACCACCCCTATCGTATTAACTTGGATAGTGTAGTTAGGCTGGTCAAACGATGTCCCGACATGTGATTGTGCAGCAAGGTTATAAATTTCATCAGGTTGATGTTTATCAACTATAGAATATACAGATCCGCTATCTATAATTTCGAATTCTTCGACAGAAAAGAACTCTGAACTTATATGTGATATCCTATCGTGATTAGAAGTGCTTGCTCTGCGCTTAAGACCAACTACCTCATATCCTTTTTCTAATAGCAGTTCTGCTAGAAAAGACCCATCCTGACCGGTAATGCCAGTTATTAAAGCTTTCCTCACTTATTCATCCTCCTCATCTTTGACTGTGTCAGCATTAAGGAACGGCTGGTCTACTCCTCCATCCTCAAACGTATGGTAGTCAGACAGTGCCTTCAACGCTTTATTTGCGGCAAGCCTATTGATTTCCATACTCTCTTCCTCACGCTTACGAAACTGTTCATCATCAAGTTGTTTTAACCAAGCTGAAAAGTTTGTCTTTGCGTCAGCTGCATTTCGCTTACGCTGTTCTCTTGTCCCCTTCAAATCTTTTAGGAGACGCTCCTTCTTTGTCAGTAACTTCTCATGTTCATTAATATAAGCAGACTTACTAGCCATCGCAGCACCTAATTGCGTCTGGAAACTAGCGATAGCCTGAGTGTCTTGCATATCTGTAGGTTTTCTTATTTCATCTTCGATAAGTTGGTTTAGTCGTGACACATTTTGGAGAACCTCTTGCCGATCTTCCATTCCACGATTAATTAAAACCTCAGTCCTGATAACCTCTAGAATTTGCATCTCTTCTGTATGAGTAACATCCTCTGAGAACTGACGATAATAGTCAATCCACTGATGTTCAAAGAAAATCAACTCAGAATCATGAAATTGTTTTCTTAATTCATTATAATAATATCTTTTTCTAAGATTAATAAGAAGATGCTCTTCATCTGTTAAATCGCGCGCCTTTAAATTTTCCTTATCAATGAACTTATTAATAGGACCCGTAGTCCTGTTCAAAGTTTCCGCTATTTCTTCAATAGATAAATCAAAACAGTTTTGCCTAATATAGTCCATCTCCCCGTTGGAAAGTTTACCACGTTTCCTTGTCAATATTATGCTCCTCAACTATTAAGTTTATTTCCTCTAGCAATCTAGTTCTTCTATTTTTAGAAAGCTTTAAATTGTTAATAAATCTTATCCAGTCCTCTCGTAAAGAAACCGGAAGCGCTATATCTATTATCTCAAATACTTCCTTCGTAAATAAAGTACTAAAGAAGCTTTCATTGTGTTCGTTTTGTTCAAATTCTAATGTAACTGATTTCATTAGGCTTTTCTTAGCGTTGTTGCGTTGACACCACCCTTTATATAGTGCACACTCATCTTGTCTATCAAAAGCTAGGCATTTCTGATTTCTAAAGAACTCACATGTATCACATGGTTTCTCTGGTCTGGAATAATTGTTCCTCTTAAAGTTATAGAGACGATTTCTTACATGTGTCCAGAGAAAATTCTCAAGTGGTCTCTTTTCATCATACTTTTCTAGACCTTCCCAAGCAAATAGACTTGCCTGCTGCTTAATATCATCTACTTCATGATAACCAAAACGAAATTTTCTACAAAGTCTTGTAGCAACTCTCTCTATGGTCTCTATGACTTCTTCCTCAGTCATGTTAGAAGGAATGTGCAAATTAATCCTCTAGATTCTCTAAAAGCTCTTCAATATCTTTTTCCTCTGACGCATTAGCTAACTCTTCTTGAACTTCTTGGTCCAGCTCCTCAGACGCTGTTACCTTAAGCTCAGACGGCGTTAGCTTTACATTGTCTTTATCTGTCATAAAACTTTCCCTTTACATGAAACAATTTTCTGTTATAGGTTATATAATATTATATACACGAAAGACCACTTTTAGGGGATTAAAATGAACATAAAATGGACAGAAGAAGACAAGCAGTTCGTTATAGATAACTCAAAGTACATGAAAGATAAAGAAGTTGCTGAAAAGTTAAGCGAACAGGCTGGTAGAAAGGTCTCTCTTGACGCTGTTAGAAAGATGAGACAAAAACTAGGCATAAAAAAGAAACAAGGTCGAGGTATATGCGGAGTTATAGATAATGAACAAGGAAGATAAGAAAAAGTTGGTGGACAGCTACAAGTATTGGTGGCATTCTATTGACTTTGGAGACGGGGTTTGGTCGGATGGAGAGAAGGCAGACTGTTTACCCGTAGAGAAAAGGATGATAAGTGAAGTTGAAAAATGGCGATTTCCTGAAAACTACTTCAAGGGTAAGAGAGTATTAGATATTGGAAGCTGGGACGGATACTACGCATTCCTAGCAGAAGAAAGAGGGGCCTCAGAGGTTGTTGCTCTAGACTTATGGTCAGAAAAGATATCGCTTGGATTCGATAAAAAAACAAAAGAAGGGTTTGATATAGCTAAGTCTATAAAGAATTCTAATGTTATAGACATAGATATGAATATATATGATGCTACAGAAGAAGTACTGGGAAAATTTGATGTAGTTCTATTTGCCGGAGTGTTGTATCATCTGCAAGATCCGATGCGGGCCTTAAGAACAATATGGGATATAATGAACGAGAACAGCAGCCTAATGGTCGAAACAACAACGATACCTGATAGTAGAGGATATGGTGATGCTTTGCTTGCTCAGTTCCATGCACTGGCTGAAGTCAACAACGATTCAACAAACTTTTGGAATTTTAGTAAGAGTGCTTTGAAGGCAGTTCTACAAGAATTGAACTTTGTAGTAGATGAGTTCCCTAGAGTTACAGTCGAAGGGGAAGACTCTGAGAGGTCGGTATGTTACTGCAAAAAGCCGATAGATAGAAGAGATAGACTGGAACAATGGAAAAACCAATTGTAAGAGAGGTGCCAAATGACCACTTTTATAAATATCAAACGACCAGTTTTTTAGATAAACCTTCCAAGTGTTGTCTGTACCACCTAGCACATTTTTCTATTCGGGACGACAGAAGTCTGAGATTATAAAACTACCCCCTCGCTAGGAGGGTGGTGAGCTGGCACTATACCCCTAGAAATGACTGTATTAAAACGATGTGTTATTACGATACATTTGTAGCTATATGATACAGTGATAAATTACTTACTATAATCAGTCGGCGGGATAAAATAAAATATTTATCTGGTTATATGCTTATATAGTAGACGTATAAAAATAAAAAAAAATTACCTCTGGATTGGCACGCTTTGGCACGCGGATTGCACTATATATACTATAGAAAGGTAAATAATATGATACTAATAGAAAACTTCATTGAAAACATTCCTCAAGATTGTGAGATTGCAATCGCTGGCCGTGGCGTCCGTTGTGACTGGAAATATAAAACAAAGGCAGAGCTGGTTGAGTTCGATGGCGATAGCGTTATGTTCTATGCTCCCTATGTAAAGAGATACATTCATACAGATAAAAAAAGTATACTTTCTTACGAAATAATCTGAGAGAATGACCTAACGTGTCACAGCTATAGACGATAATAATAATATAACAAATACAACACGTTCTTGAAAGGAACAAAAATATGATTACTGAACCTACTAATGAAGACTTGAACGAAGTCGAAGAAGTGTCCACTCAAGAGTGGAACGACGCTTGCGACGTGTGGGATTTGATGCACGACGAATACGGCCTAGCTGATATGTAGTCTGCCATTTTGGCAGTTGGGCCGGCCCCAAATCGTTATTGAGACATAATCTCATTAACAAAAAAGATTGATAAATCCCAAGAAAATACTCAAGTATCTATTGACAAGTGCCGATAAATATAGTATAGTTAAGGTATAACCAGTTAATCGAAAGGATAGAAAATGATTGATAAGATGATTGAACTAAGAAAAGAATTTGGCCTGCATGGCCTAGCGATGATCTCGGCGTTTGGCGTGTTCGTCGTAGGCTGGTACGTAAAAGAATTATTAATTTATTTACAGAAAATAATGTAATTGCTATTGACAAATCACGAAGTTTATGGTATAATATAATCATGTTAAACGAAAGGAAAAACGACATGACTAAAGCACAAGCAGAACTAAGCCTGATTAAGATTAATGCTGATATCGAAGCTAAGATTATCGAGCATAAGAATGAGCTAGGCGAGTACAATAAGAGTATCGTTGAGGGTGAGCTAGAGTACCTCTGGAAAGTAAAGAATGCTTTAACAAAAATAATTGCAAAATAGTTAAAGATTACCCTTGACAAACGCCGATATATATAGTATAATGATAGTATCAAACGAAAGGAAAATTGATATGAAAATTTCAGATTTACAACCAGCCGCTTACCCACAATCGCCTTCAGTGGAAAAGCCTAACAGTGATGCACATGCACTGTTCACTAACGACTTCAATAAGAATAGCTTCATCGAAGCTAATGGAGATGTCGAGATCGTTTGGAACGAACGATACAAATATTGGGAAGTTCCTGCCTTTGCTGAAGGACGTGCGGCTTACTGCAAAGCTAAGCAACGTGCTTGCGATACTTGGGGATGTGAATAACCACTACCTGTTTGCCTTTAGTGGGGTTACACGTGAGTTCTGTTTGCCTTTTATAGGGTTACACTGGAGATAAGAAAATATGGAATTTGTAGTATATAAGTCAGAGAAAGACAATACAGGCCGATTGGTAGAGCTTGTATATAATAGACATTGTGAGCATTACGAGGTTGTTATAGATGGATTAACAGAGTTGAACTTTCAGAGATATGAACAGGCAAATTATGAATTTGAAATGGAGTGTGTATAATGAAGGAAAAGTTTAATGAGTGGTTGTTCTGGGGAATGACTTCAGTTTGGTTAGGGTTTGGATGTTATATTATATGGGTGACTAGATGAAGATGCGAAGAATTCACGCGGTACAATTAGCTAGAGAATTCAAGCGATTGGAAAAGAAGAAACCAGTACAGAAAAAGAAAGGGCTATTATCATGGCTAGGGAAACAGAAATAAAATCAGCGGTATTTTGCACACTGGCTCTATTGGCTGGGCTATGCTGTGCAGTATTGCTAGGGTGTAGTAGGTCAAAGGTAGAGCATGGTGCAGAGATCATAGAGCTTAAGCCGCTTGAGACACAGACGCAAGAGCTTACCATTCCTAATTACGATTATAATAAACTCTGTAAAGGATGTGGATTTACAAAAGGGACTGACTCGTGGTGTGAGCTTCATGCTAATCCATTTAGTCACCCTGATAATCCACTCATGATGTCAGAAGAACACTGCATTGCGATGCGAAAGAGATAGGGCGTGCTGTTCCGCTTCTTAATTAAATAGAGCAGATTTCCTTTCGTTGTGGCCTGCCGGTTGAACTTTCAGCCGGTGGGCTTTTTGTTTTTCTCAATCTAGCTTTCTTGGTTTTGCTATAAAAAATAGGTTTGGGGCCCGCCCGGCGCGGCTTGTTGAGACTCGATCTCAATAAGAAAAAACTTTGCTATTTCTCCAGAATATCTAAAGGTTAGGGCTATACATGCCGATAATAATAGTATAGAATGAAAGGAGAACAATATGACATTCTTATTTTTACTTATTGGTGCTTGCTTGGTTGGTTTTCTTGGGGCAGAAGTTTTACAATAAAATTCTGATTTTACTCTTGACAACCGGCTTAATTTATGTTATAATGTAGTTATAACGAAAGACAATTTTTTAGGAGTCTCACTATGAGCGACAAACTTTTCAACGCCGAACTTCGTGACTGTGCCCGTGTTGACGAAAAGGTTTCCATCTTCGAGCATCACCGCCGTGCTATGGAAGCCGCAGAGAAACGCACCTACACTGAGGAGGAGATTGCGATGTATGAGCGAACCATCGAACTTGATGCGGAGGATCTCGCGCGTGCGCAGGGGGATTGGGAAGCCGCCGCCGATCAGGGTCATGACTGGAATGACTATGACGAAATCGACCTCTATGGTGCGGACTGGGATTCCTTCGCAGTACGTGATTGGGACTAACGCCCGTATGGGAACTGGCGCCGAAAGGCTAGGGTTAAGAGCTACTGCATCCCAAAGGCAACCTGCCAAAATGGCAGCTGGGGCGGGCCCAAATCGTTAATGAGACTGAATCTCAATAAGCTAAAAAAGATTATATTATTCTGAAAAAATGTTGAGCGAGTGACCTAACGTGTCACGACCATGTGCGATAATATATATATAAGGAGTTAAGGAAATGATGAACAACAGACAAATAGCAATAGCAAAACACAACGCGAGCAAAAAACGCTTTGCGGACATATTCACCGGATGCCTAGCACACGGCACGCTGAAGCAAACACAGAAGAAAAAAAAGACCTTCAAATTGCCAAAAAATAAATAATCAACCGGCACGAGTGACCAACCGTGTCACACGCTTAGACGATAATATATATATACAAGAGATTAACAAAAGGAAAAACAGATGAAACAATTCAACGTTCTAGCCGTCGTCCCAGTCACTCGAAAAGAAAGAACCTTTCGGAATGTTGACGCTAAAGACCTGTTCCACAACGAACACGGCGAAACATACTTCCGATACAATCGGTTGGTTAACTGGGAAGTTATCACAGCTACAGAAATCCCACAGGAAAAGTTGGATGCTGAGCTGGCATACTTTACAAAATTTGGAACTAAAAATGAATAGAAATAATGCTTGCAATATAAAATTGCGTATGTTAAAATATTAGTATAGAACGAAAGGAAATAAAATGGCTTATACAGCATATGAAATCAGACGAACGAAAGAAACTCCAACCGGCAAGCGTCACCTAGTGCGATGCAACCGACTAGGCAAGTGGGCAATCACTAGCTGGGTAGGTTCAACCGGCTCAGCTATGGGTAGCGTTGAATGTCAGGGTGAATATGACTATGTCATAAAGAAGTGGAAACAACTTGTCGGCGCAGAAAGTTTCGAAGCATTACGTAAATTAGCAGTAGGAGAGTGAATATGATAGTTGCAGATGAAAGAGCCAAAGACGGCTTAGAGCTTTTCGACATAGACGGAACGGAATCGTTCGAGATGAAAAACGAAACGCTTCGGATGTGTGCGGATGAAGATGGTTCGATATGGTACTCTGTGCGAGGCCTGACCATAAAAGACGCAGACGGAAATACGTTGTTTACTTTATCGTGGTCGGAGAATGGCGTTTGTGGTTCGCTATACGATGACGAGTTGACCGTTGAGATAGAGGAGGAGTTCTAATGAGAATTTTACAAACCGATTGCACACCGGAGCAAGTACAAAAAGATTTGCCGGAGCTAGAAAGATTAAATCGTGAAGCGATGGAAACAAAAATCATGTGGGAGTTCTTCGGTGGAACAATCACACTAGAAAACGGACACAAGTATCAGGTAACAGGAGAATAGACATGCAAGAATATTTTGAATACCTAACTGATTTACGAGACGGTGGCACCATTAATATGATGGGAGCGCCGAGAGAACTAGAATATGAGTTTGGCCTAGATAGGGCAGAAGCTCGTGAAGTATTTAGCAAGTGGTGCGAATCACTGAAAGGAAATTGAGAATGAGTGATTTAAGAATAATTAAAGAGCGCCGTTTCTATGACGAGCACGGAACAAAAAAGTTTGCGCTGCTTGAGGAAGGGCAGACAGTAAAGATTGACAGCCATCCGCGTTCGGGTAGCGGTCCGTTACTCTGCAGGGTGGTTAACCCGTCAGAAGCGTCTAAGGATTTTGGCGTGCGTGATGGTATGCTGGTTGAAGTTGATTGGGAAGATTTGGGGTTTGAGGAATGACTGTCAAAATGGCAGTTGGGCCGGCCCCAGCGGCTTGTTGAGACTGAATCTCAATAAGAAAAAACTTCTATCTTTTTCCCTGAAAATGACTGGATTGGGTGGATTTCTTTTGCAATATATGCCGATATATATTATACTGGAGGGGTACTCAAGAGAAAGGTAACAATATGAGCTACGAAGAAATTTATGAATCAGGCAAGACGGCAGGATACAACGGACTACCGGCAGGTAGTAATCCATACGACCGAGATTTTGAACCGGAAGAAAATAACTATTGGTTCATGGGGTGGATAGCAGTAAGACAGGGAAAAGAAACCTTAGACTTTTCCTGAAAATAATTCAGACTGCTATTGACAAACGGCTAACTTTATGGTATAATAGGGTTATCTTAAACGAAAGGAAATAAGATGAGCTACTTCAAATTCAGACAGAACAATTCGTTCGGTCACTTCGTCGGGACTCCGTTGGTATTTGTTCAGGCAGATAATGCCATAGATGCCAACCGTGTTGCACAGGATCACGGTGTCTACTTCAACGGCGTAGCCGATGGCGTTGACTGTGATTGCTGTGGTGATCGTTGGTATCCTGTTCAGGATGACGACGCACAGGATCAGCCTAAATCATACGGTTATGGTGGTGGTGTTACTGTCTACAGTGACGGTGATAATTACATGGACTACAGTGGAAAAAACTGGCCTGTAAAAGTAATCCAAAAATAATAGTTTTTTGGGCTTGCAAATTGATTCCCGCTATGGTAAAATCGTAGTATACAAAACAACAACAAAGGAAAAGTTATGAACGAAACAACTAAAAAAATGCTCGCTGAACTAGATGCCGCTATCCTTGAGTGCCTATGGGTTCCTAATGAGTCCCTACCCGAGGAATTCCAAGACAATCGCGAAGGCGGCAAGACGTTGAAACGACTTCACAAACAGCTTCAGCCGGAGCAGGAAGTTGACCCAAGACAGGCACACGTTGTCATATCCAATGGTCAGATTAAATACGGCAATCAGGAAAGAATCGACGTACTAAATAAATATCAGGCAGACGTTGAGGCTGGCCGTGAAATTGAATACGATGTTAACGAGTACAAGCTACATAAAAACCTTATGGCGTTTTGCTCGGCTATGAATGTTGACTTGGAGCCTGAAGAATGATTGTAAAGATAATTATAATTTGCACACTAAGTTTAATGTTTTACCCCAGCGAAGGAGTTTAAAGATGTCTATAGAGATTAAAGAAGAAACATTGTTGGCAGTAGTAGAGAAGGCAATGCAATCAGACCCCATGGAATACTGCGGTAGATTCCTAGAGGAACACAAGAGCGTAGCCGAACCACTTTCGACGCTAGCTGTCAACCTTGCCCAGTTGGTAACCGATGGTGACGACATGGAAAATCTAATAATGGCATCGACCGCAATCAGTTCCGCTATGTTCATGACTTATGAAATGGCAAACGCAGAAGTCGAAGCCAAAGAGCTAGAGGAGTTATTCGATGCGTAAAAAAACAAAGAAATTAATTATTAAGGCCGAAGACATTAAAGTGTCAACAGGTCATCGCCAGCACTTCACTGGTACGGGAGCGTGGGACAATCGCCCGAAACGTCAACGCACTCGATCCGCACAATCTCGGGCAACTATGAAGGAGTACCAATAAATGGTTACTGCAATTCTAAAGGCCGGTACGCCGGTTGAGTTCACCCTCACGGGTATCGCTGGCACGGTCAAAGCGATTCAGAATGACCGAGTTCTCATTGAGAACGCTAAAGGGGAAACCCTAAACCCAAGCCTAGCCGATGTTCTGGTGATGGTCAAGTCTGGATCGTTAAAAGTATAGACTTCGTTGTGCGGTGTCCCTGCCGGTTGGTTTTTGAACTTGCGACTAGCCGGTAGGGATAACAACGAGACTGCCAAAATGGCAGCTGGGGCCCGCCCAAAGTCCTTATTGAGACTCTATCTCATTAGGAAAAAATCTAAAGATTGATTAAAGATTCTATTTGCAATATGCCGATGTATATAATATAATGAAATTGTAAGACAGGCGGCACGCAGTTAGCCAAGCAGGGAAACCGTCAGTCACGCAGTAAGTCGTGTCCTCTGTCTTGCCCAAGATAGCTTGCTTGACTGTTTTACATACTGTTTAGCACGCGAGTTTACCACGACAGTTTTTCACTAGAGTTTTCCGAAAAATCCTAAAGTTCCCCCTTGACAATAGCCGATATATATGGTATACTGAAAGAGAAAGAAAGGGAGACAAAATGATAGATAGAAACAAAAGAGTATATGTTTACTTCAATCTGCATCGCAAGTGTTTCAGTGTTAGACAAGGTACGCGAGTTGTAGAGCATACAAATCAGGTTTGCTTAAAGGATGTTAGGTACATGGTTCAGCCGGCAGGTAGAGCTAAGGTACTAAAAGAGAAGAAGAAGAATGTCCACGCTGGATTGTCGGGCTACTATGTTGACCGTGTTCCAGTTCCGGCAGTTAGTTTTGATGTTACATACAACCCATACAAATACGATTCATTCGTAGATACTCAGGATCATGAAGCTCAGGAATGGTCAGAGTATGCCCACCTTACATGTGGAGATGGGTGGAGAAACATAGAAGCGATATTTACTCGGGAATATTTTCAGGAAAAAGTTAAAGTTCCTGCTTGACAAATGCCGATATATATTATATAATGAAAGAGTTCAACAGTTAGTTTTTTTAGGGAGAATCGAATGAAGATTCAAAAGACAGAGGCATTAGCCTTAAGTTTCGGAAACGAAGTATACACTAATACTTATGTTTCAAATTATTCTGGTGAGACTGAAATCAAGTTTCACGATTATCAGAGTGATGGCGCAGAGTTCAAGGTAAATATCAATGTGCCAATCGAAACAGCTCGTTCTATCCTTAATGAGTTGCAACAGGATCTTGAAAACTACGATGCTTTTCAAGCCAAGAAAGCTCAGGAAGCCATAGCCGAAGCTACAGAAGAGTAACCCTTTCGTGAGTCGTGGCGGACTATAAAACGCCATTTTACAAAGTTTACTATTTTTTTCTAAGACTAGGAGAAGTTATTATGAAAGCTGTTAAAGGAAACCTTTTTGCCGTGGAAATCAAAGGCAAAGTAAATACCACCAACCGTAGCCGTGACCAATGGGCACAGATTACTGATGCTCGAAGTGGCAGAGTTCTGCACACTGGTCAACCTCGCTACATCAAGCGAGTGGCTAAGGCTAAGTACAACACACTGTTGGACATCTAGTCTTAGGATGGGATTGCCGCCCTGTAAGTCATGAGAATGCGTGGGCGGTAATTTTTAATACAAAGATAAAACAGAGTAGCCCAATTAAAGCCTCCTTGATGAAGGGTGAAAAGGGTGACGGCTTAACCCCTACTCTATTTTTGTCTGCCAAAATGACAGTTGGGGCCGGCCCGGCCCGCTTATTGAGACCCAGTCTCATTAAGAAAAAAAGATTGCCTATTCCGAAAAAACAAATGGTTTTGATATAGTTTTAGTTTGCAAATGGACGATATATATAGTATACTGGTAGTATAACCAAAACGCAAAAGGGAGAAACACAATGCTAAAATTCAGCAAAGCTAATGCCAAAACGCAAGCACTCAAAAACGATTCAGAGTTAGCAGACTACTTGACAGACAAGCGTAAAATTTATTCGTTAGATTTACTCAGTGGCTACTCGTGCCCATATGCTGAAAAATGTTTATCTAAGGCAGTAGTTCAGCCTAATGGTAAACGTAAAATTAAAGATGGTAAGAAAACAGAGTTTCGTTGCTTCTCA